ATTTACAGAAACACCGGTATGCGGTAGCAAATGTATAGTACACAGACAGGGAAGCGGAATTATCAAGCTAAGAGGTATCACAAATCAGTGCAAGGCTAGATTTTTGGTATCGTATTCCGGCAACATTCAGATTCCGACAGGTGGTACAGTTGGAGCTATTTCACTTGCCATTGCAGTAGACGGAGAGCCTTTACAGTCAACACGAATGGTTGTAACACCAGCCGCAGTTGAGAATTTCTTTAATGTATCAGCACAGGCATATGTTGATGTACCTTGTGGCTGTTGCAGTACTGTAGCGGTGCAGAATACATCTACACAGGCTATTGAAGTACAGAACAGTAATTTGATTGCAGTAAGGGAGGCTTGATATTATGCACAAATGGGCTAAACAGATTATGGAATGTGTCAAGGCAAAAGTTGAAGCAATCGGATTAGATAGCTTTGAGGGGCAGAACCTTGACGATTTAAAGGACTTTACAGAAATAGCGAAGAACATAGCTTGCTTTGACAAGGATTACAGAATTGTTGAAGCTATGGAAAAGTCAGAAGATAACGAAGATATTATGCGTATGCTTGAACAGTACGAAGATTATCCGGACAGAAGATTTTACGACCACTACCGCTATGCAGATGGAAGATTTGCACCGAAAGGACACGGAACATACCGCAGAGGATATGAAGAACCGCCTTATATGCACATGTACCCAGAAGCAGAGCATATGAGGGATATGGATAGAGATTATGGCAAGATGTACTATACAGAGCCAATGTCCGAAAGCAATTACGACAGAGCAAAGAGAAACTACACAGAAACTAAAGAAATGCACAAGAACAACACACCAGAAGATAAGGAACACAAGATGAAAGCGCTTGACGGATATATTAAGGAGCTTGGCGGCGATATTACACAGCTTATTGGCGATATGACAGCAGAGGAACGCAATCTTATGCGTACCAAACTTAGTACACTTGTTTCTAAGCTGTAAATTTAAGGGCTATGAGTAGCAATATTCATAGCCTATTTTATTCAGAAAGGAGCATACAGATGGTTTTTAGTATTAATGGCACAATGTGGCAAGTACAATATAAAAATTCAAATTCGGGCGAATTAAAGCGGTCAGACAATGTTTCTGTGCTAGGTGTAACAGATAGAAATACACACACAATTTATCTGTCAAATGCCTTGCGTGGATTTATGCAACGCAAAGTGCTGATACACGAAGTATGCCACGCAATCTGTATGTCCTACGATGTATATTTGCCTATCGAACAGGAAGAGATATTGTGTGATTTTGTAGCAACTTACGGAGATGAAGTGTTTGATATTGTTGATATGGTTTTAGGAGCAGTTAGGAGAGTGGGATGATGAGCATTGATGAGTTGCTAAAGATAATTCAAAAAACTAATCCGACTATGACTAAGGAATTGTTGATATATGAGCTAAGACAATGCCGGTATTCAAGTAAAGCATTGATTTATACAGAAAAATGCTGTATTGACAGTAGTGCTTAAAAATGCTATTATTTAATAGATGTAAACAATAGATAACTATTATATCATTTTACCTTAATAGAACCATAGTGGAAAGTTGCATTGATACATTTTTGTATAGGTGCAACTTATTTTATTTTGGAGGTTTTGTTATGAGAGTTATTAGGTTAAAAATGTATCAAGAAATGGCTAGATTTAACAATCCATCAGCGCCAAGAGGCGTAGATTGTTACCCTTTGCCACCATTTAGCACAGTTAACGGATTTATTCATTCAATGTGTCAATGGAAAAAGTATCATAAATTAGATTATTTTGTTACTGGCAAAGGTGTTTACAATACCAAAACACAGAAAGAATGGCACGGCGGCAAGCGTTTTAACAAAGTTAGTGATGAAATGCTTAAGCGTTGGGATATTATAACAGATTATACAGACGGAAGCCACACCGGCTGGGTTAGTACAGTTAAATATCATTTAATGCTAGTTGATTTATACACAACTATATACATCAAAGCTAATGATAGTGACATAGATGATATATACAATGCGTTACTAAACCCACCGGTATATCCATCATTAGGTGAGTATGGTGATTTATGCAAGATTGAAGCAGTAGATATTGTGGAACTTAAGGAGCTTGACAAACCTATATCAGCTCTATTAGATATGCAATCTTATATTCCTGTTAATAAAGGCAATTTCGCAGGAACTATATATAGAATTAACAACAAATATGAAATCATCAAAGGTCTTAGACGATTCCAGAAAGTTCCTTGTTACTTAGTGGATAAAGGACAGGAAGTTGTTAGTAATCTTTTTGATGATGATAAACCGATTATTTTTATAGATTAATTTAAACCCCACGGAATATAATGCAACTTTTTTGCTACCTCCGTGGGGTTCTCTTTTATATTCGCAATTTCGATTTTGACAATTTTCGAAATTTGGTTCAGATTTTGTTTAAATCTTACTCTAAAAATTGGAAAAATTTTCTCATAAAATATAATGTGAAATTTTTGAAACCCCCGTCATATGCAATTTTGAAATCCAAAAATCGGTTACACAGAATTTTAATTTTTGCTCCCGATTTCGTTCGGATTTGCCCTGAAAAATTGATGAAAAACTTTAACGTGGTAAAGCGCCATATATAAACTTTGCCGGCTGCTGTTCGTGCTTGTTTTGGCGTTGTGACTTTGTGATTTGCCTTGTACGGTGGTTTTATTATGTCAATGTAGACTTATAAGCCTACGAAACAAAACAGCCTTAAAACGCTTTTAAATGCATTGTGTAAAATGGGTATAATATGCCCTTGCAAGTCGCGGAAGCTGTCGCTAGTTCTGGAGAATTCACCAGAACGCACACTGCCCGACTGGGTACACTTGTACACCTGAAAAGGCATAAAAAGCCTTATATATAAGCATAGCATTATTATATTATTTTTTCAAGGTACGCAAATAAAAGCATATAAAAATATATATGCTTAATGCTTGCGGCTGGAATCGAACCAACCAAACCACAGCAAGCCAAAAAGGGCGCAGATTGTACGCCCTTAAAATTACCAAAATTCTATATATCCGCCGTTTCTGCGGTAATGGAACCACACGCCCGAAGCGTAACGGATGCATAATATATTATTGCTTTCTTTCCAGCTTTCCACAGGCTCACCGAACCGCCAAACCTCAAAGACGGATTTATGGAAGCTGTAGCACTCTTTAATGCTTAAATCTGCCATTCTTGCACCTCCGTATTATAATATTATCCCTTGCAGGACAAAAGCAAGCCGGGGAATCGAACCCCGGAGGTGCCAGCCTTGCTAATTATGCAATTTTTTCAACTTTTCGCCTTTTCTTTTCGTTCTCTGCTCTGCTTATGCTAGAGTCATCAAAAACAATATTATAATTGCTATCTTTTAAGACTTTAGCCATTTTAAAAGCGTTAATTTTTGGAAAGCTGCAAACGTACTCAATAACATTCATTCTAATATATCCGTTTTCTTTTCCCAGCTTTTCAAGGTCCTTTTTATAAAAATTGAACATCCTTATTTCTTTCTGTTCTACTGTTTCGTTCATCATAGTCTTAACCCTCCTTATTCTGTAATTCTTTCAAATATATCTATTGTTTTGCGTGCGCTTGATCTCCTCTTTTCAGCCATATAACTATGGCGCTTGCTCTTTAGGGCTTTTTCAGCTTCCTTAAGGTTTACAACTCCCCAACCTGCGGCCTCTCTTAATAGCTTAACTTCTTTTTTTGGTAGCTTAATGGCTCTTAAAGTGCCGGGATTGATAGAGTAATTATCTTTAATTCCCAGATATAAATCCTGGCAAAGTGGAATATATTCATCGCTCCCCATATTCTCGCCGATATTCCATACATAGAAACCGAATGGAATCTTTTCGACTATCTTATAAATATCTGTTTTCCCTAATGTTTCACTTGTAATTGTGTCATCCTTAACTTCAAATCTCATAACCTTGTACCTTTTCGCCGATTGTGATATAATCGGCTTACCTTTCTTTTTTGATTGGTGGCGGTTGTAAACTTTGGTAGAGTGGCAACCGCCTTTTTGTATGTCCTCTTGACAGTTATTATAATAAACCTAAAACGGTTTAAAGTCAATAGCTAAAATAAACTTTTTTTAGATTATTTTTTAATTGACTTTATAAGCCACAAATTATATAATGTAAGAAAAAAATATAGGAGGGTACAAAGCTATGCTTGTATATAAAATAGATGTGCTTGATACGCTTAAAGAAAGTGGCTATAATTCCACACGCATATTAAAAGAGAACTTAATCAGTCAATCAGCAGTACAGAAAATACGCAAAAATGAAATGGTAGGGATTAAGACGATTGAAAAGCTATGTGAGTTGCTGGATATGCAGCCAGGAAACATCATTAAATATGTAGAGAAAAAATAAACCAAAAAAGATTTTAAAAAGTATTGACAATAAATGATAAATGGTTTATTATAATGGCAGAAACAAAGAAAGGGCAGCGGCAGCCGCAAAGGCTGGAAGGTGGAAAGGATGAAAACAATAATCATTGACAAGCTCAAGAAAATGAGCTACGAAGATGGAAAAGCATTTTTGTTAAGTGCTGGGTATGTAGCACAGGGGAGCGATGAAAGCCCTTGCTATAGCACAGAAGCCGAAAAGATAATAGATGAACATTTTTATCTTTTTGATGAAGATGATGAACAGGTCGATTTAATTAATTACACAATTTTGTGTAATTTAAGTGGAGAGCCTAACGACGAACAAGGAATGGAAATTGTAAGAGCATATTGGGAAAGGATAGAAGATTAAGGGAGGTAAAAATATGAAATATTTAACAGTTAGAAGAAACAAGAATGGAGAACCTAATAAAACGGATATGAAGAGCCTTGCAAAGTTCTTCACAAATGAAAACGCGAGAAAATATGTAGATTATGATAGCCATTTATTTGCTATTGAAGAAACAAGAAACGCTGGTAAAGAATTTGTCGGATATACATTTAAAATAGCTACAAAGGCGGAGAAGTCCGGCGGATGTGATTATTATTTCGGTGAAGTTCTTGATACTGGGGATAAAGTTGTTATATCCACAGAAAACGAGTATAAGAGTTTAGACTGGGCATATAACAAAGCTTTGGAGATAATCAAAAAAGAGTTCTAAAATCGGATAGATAAAATAAAAAAGGGGAGCTTAACGTTCCCTTTTTTCTACGCCGTGCGTTACTATTTAAGAAATGTAAAAACGTATATTTCAATACATCCAATGTTGTTGTTTAAAAATACAAAATAGCATATTTCAATACATTTTTGTTACTGTTTATGTTTTATATAATAAACAGCTTTTTATATTATGTCAAGCTCAAAAATAAAATTGACTTTATAATATATTTATGCTATATTATTTTAATAATTAAATATATAAGATTTACACCCGATAATGTTAATATTGTTATCGGGTTATTTTTATGTTATTAATATATATAATATCAGTTAGCTGGATAAGCTCCAGCAGAAAGGGGAATATATGGAGAAAGTACAGGAAACACCAGACACGCCCGAAGTATTTCAAAATGACATAGAACTTTATTTGTCACAATTTTGTGAAGAGCACAACATCGAAGATATGGCCAAAGAACCGCAAAGCAGATGGAACGCCGCTCTAATGTATATAAATAAATATGTTTTTAGTGATAAAAGTATATTAAAGTTAAATAAGAATATTAATAAAAATAATACTAACTGTATAATGGATAGTAATTTTTATATGTATGATTTAGATAAATTAGAGTATATATTATATATATATTATTATATGTGTTCTATGTATGATAAAGAATGTAGTATATTAGGCTTTAGTTTATTAACTGGAATACATAAAGATACTTTTATGGATTGGGGAGCGAATGAAAGAAAGCTAAGTACAAAGGGCTTCGAATTGGTTCAAAAACTGCGAGATTTTAGAGAAGAAAGCTTGTCAAATAAGCTCGCAACTGGCAATAAAAACCCAGTTGGAATTCTTGCAATACTCAACAGACATTTCGCTTGGAACTTGCCCGGTGTTAGTAGAGAAAACACTAATAAAACAGCTCTTACAGCCGCAGAAATACGCCAGCAATTGAGCCAAAATAATAAACAATTAGCAGATAAACAGCAGATAAACGCTGTAAACAATTCTGACACAATTTAAACAGCTTAGAAGCCGCTTAAATACTAGGTTTGTGAGTGATAAGTATTTAGATAACGCTGATAAATTAAGGTTTATCGGCGTTATGGTATGGATATGGTGTTAATTGTGTTAATTGTTTGATAATATGGCATAAAATAGACACAATTACATAGACAAGGGCGGTGGGGGTTTATTTGCCCCTCAGGACCCGCCCAACTAAGTTGTTCAATTATCCAAAATAACAAAAAGCCCTTATATATTAATATATATTTATATTATTATCACCACATAATACACATATTATATAATTATATATAAATAGCACCTAACTATTAATCATATAATTAATACTAATAAATCACTTATATATTTAATTAAAAATAATCCAATTAACATCTATACATTTAAGCTAATTAGGTGTATAATAAACACATATTAATTAATCACAAGATATTCAATAAACACATCAGAGAATCAGCTAGTCGGCTGAATAAATTCCAAAAAAATTTAAAAAATAAAAAAAGAGTTAGGAGTTATAAATGCAGGGCAATGAATACCAAAAATTGGCTATGCGTACTAACGATAAAAAGGCATATCTTAGATTATATACTGAATTAACTGGTAAGCTTCCACTTAGTCCTCTAACAGAAAACAATGCTAAGTGCAGCAACATAAATGACATAGCAGGACTTCTTAATGGCGTCTTAGGTTTAACTGGTGAAGCTGGCGAAGTATCAGACCTTGTTAAAAAGGGCATATTCCACGAAAAGGGAATAGACCTAGAATATCTTAAGAAAGAGTGCGGCGATGTAATGTGGTACGTTGCTATGATTTGCGAAGCCTGTGGTTTTAATCTTGATGATGTAATGCAGACAAACATAGATAAGCTTATAGCACGTTATCCGGATGGCTTTGATTCTTACAGAGCTAATCATAGGCAGGCAGGTGATGTCTAATGCTTAAGCCGGAGGAAGATTGCTGTAATTGCTTGTATAAATTTAAAATGTGGTTTGAAACGCCTTGCAAAAATTGCAATGGTAATCCAGACACACATCCTAACGGCACAGATAACTTTGTAGAACAGATTGATAGCACAAATGATATTGCAGCACTCTTTGAAGATAAAGAGTAGCTTAATTGCCCCTTAGCCAAGCGGTCAAGGCATAAGATTTTGATTCTTACATCATCAGTTCGATTCTGATAGGGGTAGTTCGCAAGTACTTAATCGTTACTTGCACCTTTGAACTTACTGGTTTGGTGGAATTACCATGACATTAAGTTCTCCTTTCACCTCATAGCAAGAGCTGTTAAGGACCGTCAGAAAGTCCGTGAGGTTTTACGCATATCCCACACAAATATGCGTAGTAATTATTTCAAATATTTCATAATCAGCAGTTATCCTTAAGGGATAGACAGCGAGCGAAGCCACTTTCTTTGAACAACCAAACTGCACGGTGGAATACATCCAGCTTTGCCACGACCTGTTATAGGTGTCATAGCCTATACTGCTGTTAAGGCTAGCACTTTATATTCCCTCAAAACAATATTTTTAAGCGTATAAATGACCTCTAAAGAATTTATAAATGTGAATTGTTTAATCTCTCTGTGCTAGTCTTTTTATTTTAAGCCGATATGGGATAAAGGTATTCCAGTAGCTTGCTAAGCTATCCAACAGAAATGTTGTTCGTGTTCAAGTCACGATGTCGGCGTTTTGAAAGCACTTCTTAGGTCTGCGTGCGTAATGCTGTTTGCGGACTTATCCTAGGTTAAGAGGTGTGAGTAAGTTGCTATAAGTGGTGCCGTAAGGTTCGATTCCTTGCATAGCAATTACAACAAACTAGGTTAGCTACCGAAAAGCACTTCCGCTGTGTCTGTTTGTTGTTTTTATCAATCAAGCGGAGCATGTATCACAGGCATACATAAATAATATCAAGCGGAGGTATTCGATTATGGCAACAATTAGAGTGCATAAAACAAAAAATTACACAGTTATGAGTAATACTCATTTAAGGGATAAGAACTTAAGTCTGAAAGCAAAAGGACTATTGTCTGTAATGCTTTCATTGCCCGATAATTGGGATTATTCAATAGCTGGGTTAGTTGCAATAAGTAAAGAGAATGAAACAGCTGTTAAATCGGCTTTAAATGAGTTAAGGGATAATAATTATGTTGTGGTTACTAAAGAAAACCCAACAAAAAGCAATGGTGGAAGAATAAAGTACACCTATGAGGTTTACGAAGAACCATATAAACAGAAAATAGAAAAACAAGATACAGAAAATCTAGGGGTTGAATGTCAACAGGTAGAAAACCACGGACAATTAAATACTAATGAATTAAGTACCGATGAATTAAATATTAATATACAAAATACTAATGAATTAAATACTAAAAGTAATTCTCTTAACAGAGAACAATGTAATTCTTTTTTACCCAAAAATAAAAAAGTGAAAGAGTTTAAGCCGATAAGCGAATACTCTCAAAGTGATTGGGAAGTTGCCGAAGAAAGAATGATAAGTAGAGCTGGTAAGATAGCGTATGATTGGACTAACGATGAAACACTCAAAGAAAATGTAGAAGCATTCTTTAAATACTTTCTAGATAAACACGGAGAATGCACTGGAGAATATCACTACCCATTAACAGATAAGGTTTTATCAAGAGTAGTAGATAATTTAACAAAAGAAACCGACATAGAGCGTGATGGATATACAGACACCTATTATGCGGCTATAAGTGATATGGACGATAATACAGACTACAAGATGCTAGTTGATGAATATTTCAACACAAAGTTTTCAGCACAATGTGATTACAGCTTAGTTCACTTTTCTTCTGAAAAGGTTTTGATTAACATTATGAACCACACTTGTAAGAGCAGTTGGTGCGAAAGTAAGGAATTGTAGGAGGCATTCATTATGAGTTCATATAAAGATTTACAGACCAAGATTTTTGAAAGAGATAATTATACTTGCAGATATTGCGGAAAGAACAGTAGAGAATACCGGGCGTTGGTAATGGCACATATAAGAACAGCTTCAATGTGCGGTGATGATAGAGAGAGCAATTTAATTACATTGTGCAGAGATTGTTACAATCACATTTCTAACAATGAGATTAGGGCAAAGTTTGAAACAAAAGAAAATGCTGATTATTTTTGGAGATTATACCACGAAAAAGTCAAAGGATATTGTTATTATACAAACTACATCAAAAAGGTATTTACTGAAAATGGTGTGCTTATGACAAGACCGCAGATTGATAAATATGTCAGTATATTTGTTAAAAATGATGATGATTTTAACGCTTTCAAAGCAGAACTTCAAAATACAGGTTATAAGAATATGCCATCTAAAATGCGTAGTGATGTAAGAAAATATAATCATCAAGTTGAAAATCAAAGTAAGGAGTGATTATTATGGCAGCAGGCGTACACCCACTAAACAAAGATAAGTTTTATGAAGCAATTAACCTGTACATATCGGGGCAGGTTTCACAGGTAAAAGCGGCAAAAGTAGCAGGTTGTAGCGTACCGACATTTAAGAAATACGCTAATAAGATTTATGGCGGCGAGGAATTACCAGATAATTTATGGGGGAAGAAGTGATATGTGTGAATTTTGCGAAAATCCTACAAAATGGAATACTGATGATTATAGCTTAGTTCCGAACAGAAACTTATCAGATGGGATTATGCAAGCGGAAGATAACACGTATCAGATTGGTGTGTTTAACAGTTATTTTGATTTTTGGGAAGTTATGGATATCAATTATTGCCCTATCTGCGGTAGAAAGTTGGTGTAGTAATGACGGAACCTTTAAGCAAATTAGCAGAAAAATGTAAAAGTTGCCCTAAATCTGAAAAATGCGACCATAAAAGAATGGAATTATGCGCTTTAGCGGATTTGCCACCACAAAATCTTGCAAGTGCTACACAAGGTATTTTGATAGACAATATGTCACCTATATTGAGGGAAGAAATAAAAAGCCCTTTAAGTCCATTTAGGTACAAAGATGAATTAGAAAAAGCGTTAAATGAGCGAATATACAAACAGCTTTTTACTTATGGCTCTTAGAAAGTTGGTGGAAGAAATGAAAGAAACAATTTTATATATTTCAAAATCGGAACAGGATATACGAAGTTTTCTGAAATATCTCCAATCAAAGCTAAAAGCAGAGCAAAAGGAATGTACCCTAGATAAAAAAAACGATATTTTAAAAGTGCCAAAATATTACGATATTGTCGGAAAGAGTGTTCATGGGAATATGCTTGGTGTGGGCTATGGATATTGCAAATATTATTGCTTTTCAGAAGCGTACAACAAAGATAAGTATAGCAATACAGAAAAAGAAAGGCTTAAAGAAATTCTTATGCACACAAGAGAGGGTGCGGAGAGAATATCGGGACTTGATATTTTATGTATGCTAGGGTTGGTTTAAAAGGCGGTGGAATGATGGTTACACAGAAAGATGTCCACAATAATATAGTTGTAAATGCAAGCGTTTGGCAGAAAAGATATTTATCATTACAATGCGGTGGAAGTGTTGAAAAGATAAAGGAAGTTGAACAGACAATGGCTAATATGATTAACGGCATTAGCAAGGCACTTGAAAATAGTGGAACAGATTATTTGAATAAACTTGATTTGTAAGCGAGGAATTTTATGAAACACGAAAAAGAATGGCACACTTGCGACAGGTGCGGAAAAGAGATAAAGATAAAACCAAGAAACAAGATAAAATTCACTTGGATTGCACAATACTCAAGTTTAGAGCCAGCTTTTGAAGATAGTGATATATGGGCAGAAGCTGAAAATATTCATACATTTAGATTACATAACCACAAGTATAATTTATGCCCCAAGTGCAGGAAAGATTTTGAGAGGTTTATGAGAAATGAGCGAATGTAATCTGACCACTTGCCGATACAACACAGACGGAAAATACACGAATGAGGAAAAGAGAGAAGAATGTGTAAGAGCTTCAAAGGCTGTGCTGATGATTGATGATTTGGTTGATATAGAAGCGCCAGATAATCAGTGGATTAAGAAGAAAAATCCGTTTAATGTTTGCGACACAAATCCTAATTGTGAGTGCGACCCTGAAACTTGTGGATTTGCTGTTGAATATTCCTCATTTGAAGATGTTAGCAAAGGAATACATAAATATATGTGCGGTCGTTATAAATGCAAATATCAGAAGTAGAAAGGTGTTTTGTGAAGATGATATATGTACATAATGAACAGACAATAAGAACATTACAATGGGAATTGAATAAATTTTTGTCAGAAAATAAAAATGATATATTAAAAATTGACAGAAGAGGATTACCAATATCTATTAAACTGAAAAACGGAGATACAGTTTTATTTATGACATTTATTGTTTTTCATAAGTGGGAAATTGGAAGAAGAAATTATAAAATAATTTAATAAAATCACCGGCTAACAAGCAGAGTTAGTCGCTGACCTAAAACAGTTATAGGCAGAGGTCTATAAGCACCTTTGCTGAAAAGTGGAGGTGCTTTTCTTTATGTCTGAATTGGAAAGTTTAATTTCTGATTGCGAAAAATACATATCCAAAAATGGAATAGACGAAAATATCATAGAAGCCTACTACAACGTGTGCCAGCTTGCCAAGAATGAGGGTGAAATTGGCACAATGTTAAAATGTACGGCTAGGGCAAAAGAACTTATAAATGGCTATTGTACAAAACAGTTTAACGGAAAAGATATATGGGAAGTAGAGAAAGTTGTACAAGAAAGCGATAGTGAATATCCACTACTTAATCAGTTTTACGATGTATTAAAGCTAGAAAGCTATTACAATTTTGAAAGTTTTATGTTTTATATGGAACGTAAAAGGCATTGGACTAAAAGATTTTATTTTCCACGCCGTAAAACTCTTAAAGTTGTAGTTAAGGACCTTGAAGACCTTGAAAATGGGATAATCAAATTTTATGGATTATCAATGCCATCGCGTGTCGGTAAATCGACTATCTGTATTTTCTTTCTTGCGTGGGTAGCTTTGCGCAGACCTAACAGCCATTCGGCTATGGGCGGTCACTCTGGAATATTGGCAAAAGGCTTTTATAAAGAACTTATGAACTTATTTACTACGGAAGAATATACATTTTCTGAATTATTTTATTTTTGGAATCCAGAATACGCAAATAAACCACTTGTAACAGATAAAAGTGCTGATGAATTTACAATAACCCTTGGAAATCCAGACAGATTTGCGACAGTTACTTGCCGTGGTATTGATGGAACTTGGACTGGTGCAGTTGATGTATCAAAAGATGGATATTTGTATGTGGATGATTTGGTAAGAGATAGAGAACATTCATTATCACCTATGCGAATGGAAAATACCTATCAAGAGTATCTAAACAAGATGGTTGACCGAAAAAACGATGGTGCAAGAGAATTGATGGTAGGTACATTATGGAATGTCCTTGATCCATTGGAACGAATGAGAAAGCAATATGAAAATGACTCTCAATACAGGTTCAGAAGAATACCGGCACTTGATGAAAACGATGAAAGCAATTTTGCTTACGAGATAAATGGTTTTTCAACAGCTTATTACAGAGATATGAGAGAAAAACTTGATAAAGCTGAATGGGAAGCTAAATTTATGCAAAGACCTTTTGTCCGTGAGGGGCTGTTATTCCCAACTGATGAATTAAGATATTTTAATGGAATACTTCCGGATGGAGATTTTAGAAGAATTGGAGTTACGGATATTGCGTGGGGTGGAGGAGACAGCTTGTCAATGCCTATTGGGGCAGAATACGATAATGGAGATGTATACATTTATGACTGGGTGTTTAATAAAGGACCGAAAGAAGTAACAATACCACTTGTTGTAGGTAGAATTATAGGTAATCAAATAAGACAGACAAGATTTGAGGGCAATATTGGAGGAGATTTATATTGCCAGTATGTTGATGAAAAATTGCAAAATCATGATTATAAATGTTCCTGCACAAGCAGAAAAGCGCCAAATAAAGTTGAAAAGTTATCAAAAATTATTGCATATTCTGGAGATATAAAAAGAAAATTTATATTTCTTGATAGCCATAAAATCACACAAGAACAAATGAAAAAAGATGCAGATTTAGGAATTGTTAGATATAGAAGAAATGAAGAATACCAAGCGGCTATGGACGAATTAACAATGTTTGTTAGCATTGGCGGTAATGAACATGATGATGCTGCAGATGGACTTACACAGCTTGAAATGTTTATAGAAAATCCAAATGACGTAGCAAGAGTTGAAGCGACAGAAAATCCATTTAGGAGGTATTGATATTATGGTAACAAAGGAAGTTTTATCACAATATTCGGATTTACAGGAAGAAGTAAAAGAAGTAAGGCTAAAGATAGAACGGCTTGAAAGAGATATAAGTAAAATTGAAGCCGGGGAAATGGTTATAGATTCTGTCAGTGGTGGCAATGGCGGCAAGCAACATTTTAAGATTGAGGGCATACCATTCCCAGAGTACAGCAGAAAGAAAACACTTCTTTATGCCAGAAAAGCCACATTGCAGTTACTTGAAGATGATTTATTAGAGAAAACTAACGAGGTTGAGCAATTTATAGCAAGCGTTGATGATAGTAGGATGAGAAGAATAATCAATCTTAGATTTTTAGAAAATAAGACTTGGAATGAAGTGGCTGATTATATAGGCGGCGGAAATACAGAGGATAGCGTAAGAAAAAGTTTTGTAAGATTTTTTGAAAAATAGTAAAGTTGTCCGATATGTCCGCTTTTATTAGTTTATTATTATATTGAGCAAAGCGAACTTCATAAACATGTATAATCCTTATCGAAAAGCATCGTTATTTAATTATAGCGGTGCTTTTTGCTATGCAACGAGGTAGAAATATGAATTTTTATATGAATAAAGATAAATCAATAATGTGTCCGAACTGCCATAAGTTCTTAACTAAGGCAGACAGCAAAGACCCACGAACACATAAGTTAGCGTGCAAGCATTGCCACAAATGGGTATGGTATGTGCCTAACGATGATGATAATTTTCAAATTAAAGAAATACCGGACAGCAGAAGTTCAAGCGGTATGACATTTTATTAGGAGCAAGATATGAACACAATGTATTTTCAAGACCTTGTTAGAGGCTGTTATGGTAGAAAAATTGCATACACGAATGTAGATACAATAACTGCTAACAATGTTGTTAAGGTTATTGGAAGTACTATAGGTGTATTTAATTGGAATAAGCCAGTTATTAAGTATCTGTGGCATTACTACAAGGGTGACCAACCGGTATTATACCGCCGAAAGACAGCTAATCAGGACATAACCAATTACGTTTGTGAGAACCATGCATACGAAATTGTGCAATTCCGCGCTGGCCAGACTTACGGCGAACCTATACAATATGTAAGTCGTTCCAAAGATGAAACCATCAATGCGGCGGTTGATAAGCTTAATGATTATATGGCGGATGCCAATAAGCAGGAGAAAGATATTAAAGCTGGAGAGTGGCAGTCGGCAATAGGAACATCATTTAAAGCGGTTCAACCTAAAAATGGAGATGTACCATTCAGAATTGTAGTACCTACACCAATGAATACTTACGTTGTTTACAATGAAAGCACAGAAGAACCTATGCTTGTTGTGCAGGAACTTAAAGATGAGGATGGAAACTGGTATAAAATGGCTTTTTCCGACACTATGTCATTCAGAATTGTTGATAGCAAAGTAGTTGAAGCAAAACTACATACATATGGCGAAATTCCTATTGTTGAGTTTCCTAATAACCACGAAAGAATATCTGATATTGAGCTTGTTATAGGTATGTTGGATGCTATTAATAATATGCAGTCTAACAGAATGGATAGCATACAGCAGTTTGTTGAGTATTGGGTTAAGTTTGTAAATTGCGAAGTGGATGAAGAGACATTTGCAAAAATGAAAATGAGCCACGCTCTCACAGTTAAATCTATCAATAAAGACAACAAGTCAGATGTTGAGATTATGACACAGGAGCTTAATCAGACACAATGTCAAGTTGCTAAGGAAGATTTATGGGATAACACATTATCAATATTGGCAATTCCTAACAAACAAGGTAATACCGGCGGAGATACACAGGGGGCAGTTGAATTAAGAAATGGTTGGGACTTTTCTAAAACAAGAGCAAAGTTGAAAGACCCTATTGTTAAATCGTGCGAAAAGCGATTAGCTGCGGCAGTTCTTAATATTCTAAGACTTGCGGGACAAGATTTAAAGTTGTCAGTCAGAGATTTTGATGTGCAGATTAATCACAGCCCACAGGACAATATGTACACTAAAGCACAGACGTTGCTTTTACTTTTACAAGCTGGCATACATCCACTTGTTGCAATTAAGACAGTTGGTTTATGGGGCGATTCTGAAAAAGCATATGTATTATCTAAGCCATATTTAGATAATCTATACAAAACTATTAAAGATGTAGAAGAACAAGAAAAGAAAGCACAAGAGATAGTTAATCAACTTAATAATAATCAGCAAAATAAGGCAGTTATCGAATAATCGGTAGCTGCTTTTATTTTATACATTTGCAGCTATGCGGTAAATAGCAGAAGAACACAGCAGGAGCGACCTGCGGTAACAAAAGCGTGTGTTTAACGGAGGTAATTATGACAAGAGAAGATGTATTAAAACTTTTCCCAGAGGCAACAGATGAACAGGTTACCAATCTTCTTAATCAGAACAATTCAGAAGTTGCTACGGAGAAAAACAAGGCAAAGCAGTATAAGGCTAAGGCTGACACAGCAGATGACTTACAGAAGCAGCTTGATGAAATACAGGCTGGCAATCTGACAGAGCTTGAAAAGGCAAATAAAGCCCTAGATACAGCTAATCAGCAGATAGCCGATTTACAGAAATCTAATGCTATCAGAGACCAGAGGGAAGCAGCTATGACTAATTTTAAGATTACTGCTGAACAGGCAAAGACAGTTGTTAAAGATGATGGAAGCCTTGATTACACCGAACTTGGCAAGATTATGTCCGAGAAAGAAACAGCTGCGGCACAGGCTAAGGAACAGGAGATTGCTAAACATCAGGATATTCCGGGCGGTGGCAGTAATAAAGGTGGTGCAGACAATAAGACAAATGCTGAAAAGATAGCAGAAAGCCTTATATCTAATGCACCTAAGAACAATGATGTTTTATCACATTACATTCAGTAATAACAGGAGGTAAGAAATGGCAAAGGAAATGAATATGCAGTATGAAAAGACTTCATACGCAGGAGATGTTCAGATTTTAAAGAGAGAGCCTAACGAAGCAATCCCATTAACACTTGATTTTGATGGTGTAACAACTACAAACGCACAGGGCAAGAAGATTGTCAAAGCGGGTACACCAATCGGAACAACCGGCAAGGCTGACAATACAGCCACAGTAGTAGGCATTTTAAGGTTTGATGTAACAGAGGACAGACCGCAGGGAGTACTGCTTAAGAAAGCATATCTTAACACAAAGGTAGCAGAAACACACTCAGGCGTTACATATGATGAAACAGTTAAGACAGCTCTTCCAATGATTGTATTTGAATAATAATAGGAGGTAAATAGATGTTAATTAATGAAGTATTAGACAGTAAGTCTATTGCATTATCAGCAACAGAAAACGCTAGTAATCAGATACCTTATCTTGGCTTACAGTGGTTTCCAGAAAGAAAGAAACAGGGGCTTGATTTAAGCTGGATTAAGACACATAAAGGACTTCCGGTTTCACTTGCACCATCTAACTTTGACACAATTCCAACACTTAGAGCTAGAGAGGGATTAAGCAAGGAAAAAACACAGATGGCATTTTTCCGCGAGGGAATGACAGTCGGTGAAGAGGAAATGCTTGAAATCGAGCGTATTCAGTCAGCAGATGACCCTTACCTTGCAAGTGCTTTATCAAGCGTATATGACGATACTAACAACCTTGTAAGCGGTGCAGAAGTTGTACCAGAAAGAATGAGAATGTCACTTCTTGCAACAAATGCAGGACATCCAGTAATTGCTATCGTGAGTGACGGCGTTCAGTATGCTTATGATTACGACAAAGACGGCTCATACGCAAAAGACCATTACGCAAAACTTTCTGGCACAAGTATGTGGAGTGATACAGCTAATTCAAAGCCACTTACAGACCTTAACAACGCAAGAAAGAAGTTACAGAAGCAGGGCAAGATTGCCAGATACGCACTTATGAACAGCAATACATTCCAGTATTTGCTTGATAATGCGCAGATAAGAAACTCAATCCTTGCACAGAACCTCACAGCAACTATCGAGGTCGATGATGATACTGTTATTTCAGTAGTACAGAAGAGAACAAAGCTTACTATCGTGCTTTACGATAAGATGTATATTGACGATGATGGCAAGGAACAGTACTTCTACCCAGATAACAAGGTTACACTTCTTCCAGAAGGTAGTCTTGGCAGCACTTGGTTTGGCACTACACCGGAAGAAAGAACAGCAAGACAGGTAGCTGATGTAGATGTAACAGTATACGGCACAGGTATCACAGTTGCTACAAAGACAGAGTACGGACCACCTATGAAGATGTCAACATTTGCTTCCGAGGTTGTTCTTCCATCATACGAAAATATGGATAGCACATTCGTATATGAGGTTCATAGCGAAGAGTAGGGGGGTGCAACTATGAAATATCCATATATAGTAATTCACAATGGTAAATGGTATAACGCGGGTGAAGAAGTTCCAGAAAATAACAATTCTGGGGCTTCTTTTGATTATAGCAAGACAACTATTAAGCGTATGCCAACAGCGGACTTACAGACACTTGCCTTAGAACAAGGCATTGAGAATGCGATGGAGCTTACAGGAGCAGAACTTAAAGAACTGTTAATTGAGAAATTAGGGTTATAGGAGAATGATATGGATGCACTATCACAACTAAGAGTTCTTTTAAAAAATAATGGATTAGACCCAGATAGTTACGATGAAGAATATCTTAATTTGCTAATAGAAACAGCTAAAAGCGATTATATAGCAGCAAGAAACTATCCAAAGTCTTATACAGAACAACAGATACAGGAAGAACTTGAAAAATATCAACTTTTTATTGTTAAAAAAGCATTTGAAGCCGGGTCAAGAACAGGGCAACCATTCACAACAGCAGTTACCGAAAATGGCACCAGCAGAACTTTTGAAAAGTTAGATGATTTGCCAAGAGGTGTATTTCCATTCGTTAATCCAGTTTGAAAAGAATTGTAAAAAAGTTATAGAAGATTGTGCGTTACCAATATGGTAGCAGGCGGCATACATTAAGCGGTGGTGGGCGGTGTGCCTATTAATTTTGCAGGAGATATAAAATGAAAGAATTTTTATTACAAACTTATACCGTAGTATTACCGATATTACTTGGCTATATAGTTTGGCTTCTGAAACAACAGAAAAAGGACAAAGACGCCAATAGTAAAGGCACAATGTTGCTTTTGCGAGTACAGCTTATCGAATATCACGATAAGTATATGAAAATAGGTGAAATTCCATCTTACGCCTATGATAATTTCGTTGAGATGTATAACGCATATCACGCTTTAGGCGGTAATGGGATGGTAACTAAGATGTATAACGAAATACAGGAAATTCACTTAAAGAATGGAGGTAAAGACTAATGGAAATTATGCAGGTATTAATCACAAATATGACAATCGTGTTAGCAATCATTGGGGCGTTAGCTTTTATGGTGTCTGTAATTACGCAGGTAATTAAGGGCATTGGAGTATTCAATAAAGTGCCTACAGATATTGTAGTATTTGTCCTGTCAATCGGTATTACTGTAGCGGCGCTTGTTGCCTATATGCAGTATATTCAGATGACAATACTGTGGTATATGATTCTTGCGGCAATTATGGCAGGATTTGTTGTAGCATTTGTTTCAATGTATGGATGGGAAAAGCTGTCTGAATTATGGAAGCGATTTGGTAAGGATGTGAAGTAATATGCTTGACATTAATAAGCAGGCTATGAAGTATTCACTTCAAGGACAGACAGTAATTATCTATGAAAGAGATGATGACGGCAATATCTTATATGAGGGATATACCGATACAGAGGGTAACTTTATTCCTTATCTTGATGATGAGGGAAATAAGATACCTAAAGTTCTTGAAGAAAAAACAGGCTTTTCAGAGCCTACGGATTTCAAAGCTAACATATCATTCAGCGGTGGAGAAGCACAAAGCAAGGAATACGGCTTTGATACGGCTGATTTTGACGCTATTTTGCTGACAGATAGGGATACATTACCTATTCAAAAAGGCGACCTTATATGGCTTAATAGCAAGCCTACATACACATCTGACAGTCTTGTTGATGAAACATCAGCAGACTTCACGATTGTAGGCATTAAACCGGCATTGTATTCAACTAAGTATATGCTTAAAGCAGTTGTAAAGTAGGTGCGTTATGAAAGACACAACGATTAATGTTTTGGGAACAGCATACGCTATCGAGTTAAGGCAACTTAACGATAAAGATATGGACGGCTTTTGCGACAATACAGCAAAGCTAATAGTAATCCGTTCTGATAACTATAATGAAGTGGGTAATTTTGTAGAATTGCAGAAGAAACAATTAAGACACGAAATAATACACGCCTTTCTATCTGAAAGCGGATTACAGTGTAATTGGCAACATATAGAACAATTTGGACACGATGAAACAACTATTGATTGGTTTGCAATTCAATCGCCTAAAATATTTAAAGTTTTTGCAGATTTAAAACTGCTTTAAGGTGGTGCATTATGGCAAGACATACAATTAATATATCCTTGTCTGAAAAGTCCGTAAATGAAGCTATCAGACAGCTACAACAGTATAAACAGAGTTTGCAGTATAAATGTGAATTGCTTGTTGAACGATTAGCAGAATTAGGTGACAAAGCGGCAATTATGAGTGTTAATGAAAGCCCATTAGGTAAGACAGTAACATTGAGAGTTGACAGAAAGCCTATTCAAGATGGCTACCAAGCTATTTTAATTGCTACCGGTAAAACTATTGAAGTAGAAGATAGAGAGCCATTTTACACACTATTAGCGATTGAGTTTGGTGCTGGTATTTATTACAACAGCGGTAACGAGAACCCAAAGGCTAATGATTTTGGCTTGGGCGTAGGAACATACCCAGGGCAGATACACGCATTTGAAGATGGCTGGTACTACTTAGGCAATGATAATCAATGGCACTACACACACGGCGTTAAAGCTACAATGCCTATGTACAACGCCACAATAGAGATTATTAATCAGTATAAGCAGATAGCAAGAGAGGTGTTTAGTTAATGGCAAATGCAAACGATTGGGCGATAGACCTTGAAAATACAGTCACAGCACTTGTCAAGGCTAAAACCCTAACACAGCTTAAAAAGAAATATCCAAAGATAGTCATAACAAATGAGGGAGAAAACAGCGGTCAAGCAGTATTCCCAACAGTATACATTCATTTACTGCCAGCAGTTGAACAAGGACAAACACTTGACGGACAGACAATTAACGCATTGTTAGCAACATTTCAAGTGGATGTTACCACTAACACAAGCAAGTCTGACTGTCGCAAGGTTATAGCAGTAATTACAGATACATTCAAGACAATGAGATTTCAAGGCACATCAATGCCAGAGTTCTCAATCAGCAATAAAGTACATAAGAGCACCGCTAGATTCAGACGAATGATAGCGGCAAATGACAGATTATTGTAACGAAGAGCAGAAATGCTCTTATTTTTTTGCAAATTTTTAGGAGGTAGACAATGGCAGATACAGCAGTAGCAGGACTAAGTACGCTGGGTGTTACTTTCTCTTATGGAGTTGAAACAACAGCAGGCACAAAGCCAACATCATTCAAGTTACTTACAAGAATTAATTCTATTGATGAAATTACAGTAACACCAGAAGCAATAGATGCTTCGGCACTTGAAGATAAGCAGACAAGAAACATTGCAGGTAGAGATACAGTTACAGATACAGTTGCAGTAACAGTTAATAAGACAGACGCAACTATTGAAGAATGGAAAACTCTTATTACAGCATACAATGGATTAACAGGCGGTAAGAGAATGTGGTTCCAGGAGATTACTCCGGGCATAACAGACGCGGAGTTCTTTGTAGCACAACCACCATCAAAGTTACCTATCACAAGTAAGGAGCAGAACGGACTTCTTACAATGGCTATCAACCTCATTATTGAGGATATGGTAGGAACAGATACAGCAGTAACCCCAACATCGGGGGAATGATAAGCCAATCGACTAAATCAAAGGCTGTGTCGATTGGTGACACAAACGCCAAAACAGCCGACTACACATCATATCTTGATGATGTAACAGAATAATTATTTTAAAAGGTAGGTGCGGTGTAAAATCCGCACCTTTCCCTATATGGACGATAGGGTGGGAAAGGGTAAAAATTATGATGAATATTAATGTAAACGGAAAAGAATACAAAGTTGAGTTCTCTTTTGGTGCGGCAGAGTGTAAAGAGATAGTGCAGAAAATGTTTTCTGTTGTTAATGGTTCTTACTTACTTGCACAGACAGATAAAAGTGTTGCACAGGCTTCTTTTGACGGATTAGCAAATATGACAGCAGATGTACCAGAGATTTGCATTTTAGCCATTTATGCAGGCTGTATTGACAATAACCCTGTAATTATGGATGAAGCAAAGAAACTCACTAGGGCATATATCACAGAGAAGAGAAAAACAGATAAGAGTTACGGATATAGAACATTGTTTGAAGAAATCAAGAAAGCGATGGAAGATGATGGTTTTTTCGAGTTGAGCGGAATAACAGCGATGTTAGAGGAGATGGCGAACAATGTGGAAGAAGCAACACAGGAGCAGAAGAAGCCGACAGTAGTTCCACAGGACCACAAGAAAAAGCAGACTTCCACAAAATAATATGGGAAGAATACTTTGTTTTAGCCAGCTCACTAGGCGTTAGTTATTCAGACTTTCTAAAAATGACACCTAAAAAGCTATGGGCTGTTGTAGAGGGTAAAAAACTTGAAAGACAACGAATGGATTCAGATATATGGCTTGCGATAGGTAGTTACATACTCCCAGCAATTAAGATAGGTGTTAGAAGTGGTGCTTGGGGTAAAGGCGAGCTTGAATACCCAGACAAGCCTATTTATAGAGATATTAACAAAAAAGAGGACAGCAAAGATGAAATACAAAGAAAGAGAGAAGAGTTTGTTTTGAATATGAAAATACGAAAAGCAAACTGGGATCTAACACACCCTAAAAATGATAAGCCGGAGGTATAAGCGTGGAATTAGATTCATTAGAAGTCAAAATTACCGGTACTGCCACTAAAGCTATCAATTCTGTTGATAAACTGATAAATCAGCTTACAAGGCTGTCAACATCACTTGCAACTGTGAATGGTTCATCGCTAAGCGGTCTTGCGAATGGCGTTAATCAGTTAGGTTCTGCTATGCAGAATATGAACGCAGGAACAGCAGATTTTACAAGACTTGCTAAGAACATCACAAAGATAGGTTCGATTGACCCTATCGGTGTTAATAATATTGCAACAAGCCTATCTGCTATTGGCAAGGCATTTGATAGCATTAGAACAGTTCCACAAGTGGCGCAAGATGTCGGAGAACTTGCTAAGTCAATCGGAAAACTTGGCTATAAAAGCGTTGAAAATTCTTTGACTAACATTCCAAAGCTAGGCAATGCTTTAAATGGCTTAATGACAACGCTATCAAGAGCACCAACAGTAAGTCAGAATGTTATTCAAATGACTAACGCATTGGCTAATCTTGCTAGTCAAGGTAGCAAGGTGGGTACTTCTTCAAACTCACTTCAAAAGTCGCTGTATGGCGTTTCTACGAGCGTCAGGACAGCGACTAAGAGCAGTTGGAACTTGGCAAGTGCAATAGGTAAGTTTTATGCCACCTATTTTATGGTAATTCGTGGCAGTAAGAAGCTTATAGAAGCCATCAAGTCAACAACAGATTACATTGAAGCATTCAACTATCAAGCGGTTGCGTTTGGCAAAATCGGTTCAGAATGGGATAAAGATTACGAAAAGTACGGATATGATAACGCAACAGCATATGCAGAGAGCTTCCAAAGCAGAGTAAATGATACTCTCGGAAAGCTGTCTGGTTTAAAAGTTAATGTTCAAGGCGGTTTGCTTGAAGAAAGCGGAGCAAAGAACTTAGGACTTAACATACAAGAAGTAACACAGTATGCTTCACAGTTAGCTTCTGTCACTAACTCATTAGGGCAGACAGGCGAAGCAACAACGGCTATAACAAAGTCAATGACAATGCTTGCGGGCGATATAAGCTCACTTTTCAATGTGGACTATTCAACAGTAGCACAGAACTTACAAAGCGGTTTAATCGGACAATCGAGGGCATTGTACAAGTATGGTATTGATATTACCAATGCTACATTAGCGACGTATGCTTACAACTTAGGCATTTCTAAGTCGGTGTCTGAAATGACACAGATGGAAAAACAACAGTTAAGAGTGTTAGCGATATTAGACCAATCAAAAGTATCTTGGGGTGATTTAGCTAATAGACGGAAGAAAGTTAATGATATAGCTTATCTTCCAAGTGTTGCATAAGAATAGAAATATCTTATGGCAATCGGGCAAAATCGGCGAAGGCTAAAGTTTTCAACTATGCTAATACCGAGATAACTCAATAGATTACGAACAGGCTATTGAGTATCGTAACGAGTAGGAATTGAATAAATATAATATTCCCAAGAGTGTCCGACACTACTGCATATAGGGCAGTATGAGGTGGAAGTGGCTACCACCAAACCAAACGTAAAACGTGGGTGATAATGTACTCTGAACTTATAGGAAACTATAAGAAGTATAGGATAAAGAGCCTATACGATAACAAATTTGACAATCAACTCCCCAAGTAATATGTTACGCCAGTTCAGCAACAATATGAAAGAGGTAGGAATGGTAGCAGGACAGCTATTTATCCCAATTCTTTCAAAGGTTATGCCGGTAGTAAACGGAGTAACTATTGCAATCAAAAGATTATTAGTTGGTCTTGCTTCTTTAATGGGCGTTAAGATTGACTTTGAGAGCTTCGGACAAAGTGGCTACAAAGACACATCAGACGGCTTAGAAGATATTTCAGACGGCTACCAAGATGTAGCTGATTCTGCTAAGAAAGCTACATTATCCCTTATGGGATTTGATGAAATAAATAAATTACAGGACGATACAAGCTCAAGCAAAGGCTCAAGCGGTGGTGGCGGTAGCACTATTGATTTGACAGATGATATCGCTAAGGCGGCGGCTGATTATGAAGCTGCATGGAATAAAGCATTTGCAAATATGGAAAATTCGGCAGTTGCTTGGGCTGACAGAATAGAGAAAGCACTCGAGCCTGTTAAACAGATTTTTAAAGATTTTGCAGTTGGTGATTTCTTTAAGGCAGGGCAAGATACATCTAACCTAGTAGCAGGAATTTTTGATTGGTTTGCAAAAGCTATAGATGATGTTCCTTGGTTCAAAATCGGTCAGAAAATGGGAGATTTCCTTGCAGGCATTAATTGGACTAAGGTGTTTAAATCGGCGGCTAAAGTGCTTGTGCAAGGCTTAAAAGCGGCTATTGAATTATACTTAGGTATGCTATCTAAAGCACCTATAGAAACACTTCTCATATCGCTTGTGGCAGTTCCTAAAGTACTTAAGGCAATAGGTGGTTCGAGTGTAGTAGCAAGCATAACTAAAACGTACAACAAGCTCAACTCCTTAAGTAAAGCAACAGAAGACGTAGTGTTAGCGACAAAACTATCTAAAATGGGATATGATGAAACAGCAGCTACACTTCTTTCTTTTCACCCTAAACTTGCAAAGGTCACAACAAGCTTTAAGGACTTTGGAAGCGTAGTTAAGGATAAAGGATTATTCACAGCTTTAAACGGCGGAATAACTGCTGTCAGAGATAATATGACACTATTCCAAAAAGCATTACTTGGCGGAGTATCAGCTTTTGGAGAATTTAAACTTATCGAGAGCGGTTTTACTGATATAGTTAGAGGAAGTGACAACCTTGTAGCTTCAATAGCTAAGATAGCGGGTGGTGCGGCTATCGGTGCGGCAGGATTATACACAGCTTTCGGACCGGCAGGATTGGCTATGGCGGCAGTTGTGGGAATTACAGGTGCAATCAAAGGCTTTATTAAAGTCCAAGAAGAAATACCAGATTACTTGTCTGGATATGAGAGCGTAAGAAAAGAAGTTAACAAGACTACAAGCGAAATAGAAAAGTCTGTAGCTTCAATAGAGGAAACGTGGAAAAATAATTCCTCTGTTGATGAAATAGAAGCATTAAAGACAAAATATTTTGAATTAGCAGACCAAACTAACCTAACAACAGAACAGCAAGAATTACTTAAGGATATAGCAGGTAAACTTGTTGATAAAGTACCAGAATTATCGAAAGCTATAGATACTAACACAGGATATTATTCTGGAAATAGGCAAGAAATAGAAAAGCTTATAGAAGATAAAGAAAAAGAATACAAATTAGAAGCTTTAAGAGAAGAATACATTGAATTAGCAAAAGAGGAATATAAAGCTAAGAAGAACCTAAGAGAAATGGAAGATGTACTTGCGGACAGCAAAGATAGACTTAACGAAAAGCAACAAGAATATAACGAACTCACTCACAATGGTGCATTATCTGTGCTAGAAATGACACCACAAGAGGCAGATGCGGTTGCGGGACTGCAAGTAGAAATAAGACAACTTAACGGCGAAGTAAAAAAGAACCAGACGGAAGTTGATAACGCTAGAAACGTAGCAGACAGAGCAACAAATGATATGCGTTATTGCTATGAAGCATTGGGAGATACTGCACAAGAAGTTGCAGAAAAGACACGACAAGAAGTTAGCAACACAGCCAACACAGCTAAGTCAGAATTTGAAACAGCTAAAAATGAGATTAACAGCAAGATAAATGCGATAGGCACGAACACAGAAAATGTATTCTCACGTATGGGAAGTGTTGGTGCTAATGCAGGTTCATCATTAACAAACAATTTTGCTAATAATATTGATGATATACCATATAGAGCTAGAAGCGCATTTAACGCTATTATAGATAGAGTTAATGCAGGTGATATAGGCTATGATACTGGTACAGAACTTATGAACTCATTGGCAGATACCATTGATAATAATTCTTGGCGAATTCGCAGAGCCTTAAGCAACTCATTTGAAAGCAATTTCAGCGGCGAAATACTTGATAGTGAGGGAAATGTATCAAGAAGTGCATTTCAGATAAGAATACCTAGAGCATATGCAACAGGTGGTTTCCCAGAAGACGGACTTTTCTTTGCTAACCATAATGAAATCGTTGGTAAATTCAGCAATGGTAAGACAGCAGTTGCAAACAACGACCAGATAACACAAGGCATTAAGCAAGCTGTTATTGAGGGTATGTCAGAGGTATTTGCTAATGCAAATGTAGGACAGCAAAATGGAAACATTGTTGTACAGATTGACGGACAGGAAGTGTTCAGGACAACACAGAGATATGCCAATCAGTATACAGCTATGACAGGACAGCCAGCATTTAACATTTAATTGAATAATCTAATCCATTGTGATACACTTTAAGTACTATAAAAGCAAAGGGGCGTATTACAATGGATAAAAAAGATAACAAAAAGAAGCCACAGGAGATAGTGATTGCAGTATTGGCAGGGATAGTATTTGTTACAGCGTTATTTATTATTAATAATATAACTGAAAGCGATAATAAAACAATAGCAAATACACAGCCTACAACTACAACACAAAAAGCTACTGAAAAAACCACAGCGGCTACAATACAAAAGACAACACAAGATACATATGATAAACTGACAAAATATAAGGCAGGCACTTACAAAGTGGGTGAAGATATTCCAAACGGCGATTACTATTTGCAGTCATTAACAAGCAAAGGTTCGGCTTATTTTGGCGTATATGCAGACAGCAATAAAACCAAAATAAAGTTTAATGAAAACTTCAAAGGCAATATGTTGATAAGTGTAGAAGACGGAGAATATCTTGAACTAAACAAGTGCAATGCGATACCTCTTTTAGAATTCAGACAGTATTACACAACTAAAACTACTCTTGATAATTGTATGTTAGAGGTTGGAATTGACATAGAACCAGGAGAATATAAACTGATAGCCACATCATCAAGAGGGTATTATTGTATCTATGATGATTTAAGGCAAAGTCACATTGTAAGCAATGATAACTTTGATAATCAGACGTATTGCACAGTTGGAAAAGGTCAATTTTTAATACTTAATAATTGCAAAATAGAACAATGAAAGCAAAGGGGTAACACAATATGGCAGAAAAGAAAGCAAAGAAAAAAGACAGTAAACTAAGCATAGCGGCGGCAGTAACAGCACTATTTATATTCACAATTCCAATAGGCTTTATATTGGCTATTGTGGATTTAATTAAAAGTAAAGGCGACAAGTCGCAAAGACACTTAGGCTCTTATTTTGCGATAGTATCGTTTGCACTATTTCTGATAGTTGCTTTTAGCAACGGAAGCAGTAACAGTAGTAACAATGTTAATGCTACGAAACAAGCCAGTGCAACACAGCAAGATACAGACACAGCAACGAATGATGACACAACGCTTAAATACCTCAAACACGAAGTAATTACAGATAGCAATGACAGAGAAGTTGTTGTTGTCTATTTTGACTTTACAAATAATTCAAAAGACAACGAAGCATTTATTTACAACTATAATGTCACTTGCTTCCAGAATGGCAAGGAACTTGACTATCCGTTAGCTAGTTTTGATGTTGACGAATATAACAATGCGGCAAGAGAATTACAGACAGGTACGAATATTACAGTTGCTAGGATATACATACTAGAAGATAAGAGTGACGTTGATTTAGAGGTGACAGCTTGGGGTTCAAACAAGAAACTTATGAAGCTGACATTAAAAGTAGAATAAAAAAATCAGAACAAGTTGGGTAGACCTGTTCTGATTAGCACGTATGAGTACATATAAGTTGCTCACGTCAATAATAACAAATAAATAGCAAAATGACAAGGACATTTCACTTAATTGTGAGGTGTCCTTTTTGTGTGCTTAGGAAGTGAGGTTTTACTATGAATTTTATACAATACATAAAGCAAGCGTGGAAAGCTGGCACTAGCGGCGGTACTCCGTTAAGCCCAGACAGACTTAATCATATGGAAGACGGAATTAAGAATAACAATAGTATGATAAGTGAACTAAATAACAACAATATAACTAATAATATTTGCACTAATTTATTAAACCCAACACTTAAAACTTCCTCTCGGAATGGAATTACTTGTACCAATAATGGAGATGGTACTTATACTTTGAATGGTACTGCTAGTGATGGGACAGTTTTTGTACTTGAAAATACGGCTGATATTATAAAAGAAAATGCTAATAAAACATTAAGATTTGTTTCAAGAGGTGATGCCTTAGGAACATACTTCGTTCAAATTTATTTTAATAACGCAACACCTGCCAAAGATTTAGGCAGTGGAATTACTTTTAAAGTTCCAACAAATGTTTCTGAAACTAATGCGGCAGTTGCTATAATAAGCGGTACAGTATTATCTAATATAATTATCAAACCAATGCTTACAACTAACCTTAATGCTACATATGATGATTTCGTTCCTTATACTGGTAACACAGGACGGCTTAATGCAGATGTTGCTCTGTTGAACAACAATATATCAAATACAGATAATAAAATTAAAACTTATTATATATCAACACCTACTGAGTTGACATTTAAAAAAGGTACTTATTGGGTATTTATTAATAAAACGCAATATTCACAAAGCAGTATTTGGACAGTTGATTCTTCTGCGAATCCACCTGTCGCTCTGGCAAATCCATCCGGTGAAAAAATGACAAAAGTGTTAAATGATGATAATACTATGACAATTAAGTGGAATAATGCATCATATGCAGCTGTTTCATTACTTAAAGTTGTTGTTAATTAACTTAATGAATAAAAATTCAAAATGGGTATTGAAATAAAATGTTAGCAGTAGGGGCAACTTGAAAATATAAATATATAAAGCTAAGGGAACGTATCAGAGATGATATGTTCCTTTTTTGTTACCCATTTTTAAGCAGAAAGGGGCGATTGAATGATAAATGCTGTAATTATCGAGGGGGTGACATTCCCAGTAGCATATAACGGCTACACGTACACTAGGGCGAAAATTTGGTCTAAGAACACTGGAAGAAATGATGTCGGAGATTTGGTTGGTACGTTGGTGTGTCTTAAGGATAAGGTAGAGATACAATTACCGCCGCTAACAGGACAGCAAGCCAAAATACTTGATGATGTAGTAAGTGATGTTAATAACCCATTCCCAACAGCACAAGTCCTATTTTTAGGCGGTCAGCAAAAGGAAATGACAATATACACAGGAGATGTGACATATCCGTATCTCACAAGGGCAAAGAACGAGGACGGATTAATAGTCGGAGCAAAATTAAGTTTAATTCAGAAATAAGGAGATTAACTATGAAAATAACAGGAAATGAAGTTTTAGCACATTATGAAGCACTTGCAAGTGTAGCACAGCTTAAAATGGGTGGCAGATTAGCAATTATCATTTTGTCTAATATTAAGGCGTTAGAGCCACACTTTAAAGCAGTAGTAGAAACGATAGAAAAGATACAGAAAGAAAATAAGGGCGACAGCGATAAGATAAAATCAGAACTTGAAGAATTAGGAGAACAGGAGATAGAAGTATCTGAATATACAAAAGTTGATATAAGTGCATTTGATAGTTGTGAAGCCATTGAGCCAGCTAACATTATCGCACTTGGCTTTATGATTAACAATTAATCATCAGAAAGGAGCAACCTAATGAAAAATATTAGTTGGGGTGCGAACCTGTTATATCCGTCAAACAGCTTATATCCAAGCGATGTTGTATTTCCATTTGAATTTAGCTTGCTTAATGCAAGATATTACAGCAAATATTTAGTTGACGGAAAAGAATACAATCAGGCACTTAATGAATTTAAGTACAGCAATATAATCAATCCGAATAATAGCATTTCCATAGGTAACACTTGCAGTAGTAGTGTTACCTTTTCTATTTATAATCCACAAATTACACTTGAAAATAAGGACATAACTATTTTTGAGGGCGTTAAGGGTAATAGTGGAATTGAGTATGTACAGATAGGTATATTTACTGTAACAAAAGAAGAAAGTAACGGCGAATACACTAAGTACACAGCTTATGACAAGATGTATAAAGCTGAAAAAGGTTATTTTTCTAAATTAACCTATCCTAGTACGGACAAGGCTATTTTAGAGGAAATCTGTACAAAATTAGGCATACAGTTAGCAACTAGCATAACGGCTACACATACAATTACAGATAAGCCACAAGGTTATACAATGCGTGAAATGATTGGCTATATGGCTACGTTACAAGGCGGCAATGCGGCTATTAATTCTGACGGAAACCTTGAAATTAAATGGTATAAGGATAGCGGCTACGTGCTTGACGGACACCAATACTATCAACAAGGGGTTACTTTTACTACTAGCAAGGATTTTACTATAAGGAAACTGACTTGCAACAATACAAAGTCTGGCGATAGCAAAACAAGTGAGATAACCGCTGGTGACGGAACGACAGGACTTAGTTTTACTAATCCGTTTATGACACAAGAAAACTTAAATGAGGTCTACAACAAGATAGGTGGCTTTCAGTTCAGACCGCTAACTGTCAAATTTTTAGGCGATTGGCGATTAGAAGTAGGCGACATTATAACTGTTAATAAGGGCGGTGTTGATTACAAAGTACCAATAATGCAGATTGAGCACGAATGTGACGGTGGTTTGATGGACACAGTTACATCTATCGGACAATCTGACACAGAAAACAGTAATATCGCTAGCGGTCCAATTACTAAGCAAATGGAACGATACTACGCCGATTTAGTCTTAATCAACAAGGCAGTTATTGAAAATGCTGATATAACTAAGGCTAATATTGAGAACTTAAAAGCACATCAAGCGTATATCGACCAATTAAAAACTAACAAGATTGAAGCTGTCACAGCGGAAATTGTTAATTTGACAGCAAGTAAAGCTACAATTAATGAAGCTAATATTGCTAAGTTACAAGCGGATTATGCACATGTAGGTGTGTTAAACGCAGATGTAGCAGACATTAAGACCTTAATGTTTGGTTCGGCGACAGGCAAGAGCTTAACAACAGAATTTGCTAATGCAGTTGTAAGTGTTATTGGCAATGCGCAGATTAAGGATGCTATGATTGACAGCATAGCCGCGAGCAAGATTACAGCACTTGACCTTAACACTACTAAATTTAAGGTTCATAGCGAAAATGGAATGTCTTATTGGCAAGACAATACAATCATCATCAAAGATACTGACAGAATAAGAGTTCAAATAGGTAAAGACGCTAATTCAGACTACAATATGTATGTCTGGGATAAAGCTGGAAATCTTATGTTTGATGCCTTAGGACTTACTGAAAAAGGTGTTACAAGAAAAGTTGTTCGTGATGATATTGTTCAAGATAATGCTAATATCAATGCAAGCAAGCTAGATATTGAAACACTATTTAATGTTATCAATAACGATAACACACATACACTTAAGAGCAATAAAATTTATCTGGACAACGAGGGACAAACACTTAATGTTATTATGCAAGCTATCAAGACTGGCGCTGACAAGGATTACACGCAATGGGGCGGTATGATGAAAGTTGCTAGTGATTTTATAACTAACAAGCTGTGGTGGACTAGCAATGTTGATACTGAAAGTATTCAGACTAAGTTTTCTACTGTTAATCAGAAGTTAGATAGCTACGAAATTACGTTATCCGACTTATATCAACAAACGAACGATAACTTTATGGTGTATACAGTAACGGAAACACCTAACAAAGATAATTATCCAGCTATGAACTGGCACATACCGATTTACCCAGCAAATGATTTATACCCTAGTAATAACCTCGTATGGACTTTTAGCAATGATGAATATGCTAAACATCACGGAGCAATAGCATACAATGAAACAGCTCAAAAAACTTGGCGATGGGTTAAAGATGATAAAGGTAATTGGAGCTGGAAAGAGGTATCTAACACACAATTAGCTTATATGCTTAATCAGAACGCTAGCCTTAAGATTAATCTTGATAGCATATCAACAGAATTAACGCAGACAAAGAAAAATCTGACAGATAATTATAGTACAACAACTACTATGATTAACAAGATTACACAAGAGATTAATGATAATGGTTCAAGTATTAGTTTGGCACTTAGTGGAACTTACGCTAAGTCGAGCGATTTAAAAAGTTATGCAACCAAAACAAGTCTTGATTTATACATCAAAAAAGACCCTAAAACAGGCGAACTTAAGAGCGCTATCGAAGCTATTGCAGACACAATCAATATAACGGCGCGTGGCGGTCTTAACCTTAGTGGTAATAGGTTTACACTTAGCAGTACTAATACCAGCATTACCGCTGATGGAACAATAACAAGTAATAATATAATTGCAAATTATGGAAAGATTGCGCAGTGGAATATAGCTAATAATTCTATTAATTCTACTACGCCAGATAGCAAGTATTGGGCAGGAATGACAACTCCATCAAAAGGAACGGATTGGGTATTCGCTACATTAACAAATGAAGGAAGTTCAATATCAGAAAACTGGAAAGAAAAATGGTATGTACGAGCTGACGGATTAATGTATGCAAGCAACGCTATTATATCTGGAACTGGATATTTAACAAGCGGAAAAATTGGAGATTGGAACATCGAGGGATATTTGCAAGCGGACACTTTGGCAAATGATGGATACTTAAGACGTGTATGGATATCACCTTATCAGCAAAATTCCGGCGATAGTACTTGGATATATTCTATTCAAAAAGGAATTCAAGCAGGGAATAATCCGCAAAAACTCTCTCCTCTGTGGACTGTTTACGGCAATGGCAATATGCTAACTCAAGATTTGAGTGTTTATGGTAATCTATTTGCAATTAAAGGTCTTAATGTAGGCGGTGATGGTAATCCTCAAATTGCAAACTTTTATTGCAACAATCCTAATTCGGATACGCAAGTTGCAACAAATGTTAGAATTTATAATAATGATACTTCTAAAAATTTTTACTCACAGACAGAAGTTTCTTTAATGGGTTCTATGATTGCTAAGTATTCAATTACTGCAATGGGCGGTTTTATTGGTACAATAGCTTCGGACTCCGACAGAAATGTAAAAAAAGATATTAAGGCATTAGAAATAGAACGGACTGCTGACTTTATATATAGCTTAATTCCAAGCGAATTTAGGATGAAAGATGGTACTTCCAACCGATTACACCACGGCTTTATTGCACAAGAAGTTAAAGAAAAAATGGGCGATAGCGATTGGGGTTTATTTATAGATAAAAAAGTTAATGACGATAACTACGAGATACAAGTTTCGGATGAAGACGGAAACACAACTAAAGAATTAACAGCAAGATATGCATTACGTTATGATGAATTAATAGCGGATTTGGTTGCAACTGTACAATCACAGAATATGCGAATTAAAAAATTAGAAAAGCAATTAAGTAATTAAGGACATCTTCGGGTGTCCTTTTTTAATACAAATTAGGAGGTAAAACACAATGTTAGACATCAACTCATCAATTCAGAAGAACGGAACATTATCCATTCAAAATTCAGACGGAACACTTAAGCAGGTGGCTTATCTGTCAGCCACAATAAGCGAAAGTGGCACAGTTAGTATGTCAGCTAGCTTTAATGATTTTGCGGCATACTTAGCAAATGATACAGCACTAGATGGTGAGCTTAAGAGCTTTCTTGATGGCGTTAAAAACACATACAAGGCAACATACAGCACAGAAGATAACACAATTAGTTCAGATGTAAATATAACAGGGACAGTAGAAAGTGAGGTATTTTAGTATGATTAAGTGTGGAGATTTTTCAGCGTGGAATGGTGATATTGACTGGGATAGAGTTAAGGCGGCAGGACTTACTCACGCTGTCCTTAAGGTTATCAGACGTGATTTTGACCCAGATAAGCAGTTTGAAAATAACTGGAAAGGCTGTCAGTTAGCAGGTGTGCATATCTGCGGTGTATACAATTATGTATACACACCAACAGTAGAAGAAGCTATTGCGGCGGCTAACAGAGTACTTGAAGTGCTTGACGGACGTAAGGTAACTGTCTGGATGGATGTTGAAAATACTTGTATGCAAAACTTAGGTTCAGAGCTTATCGACATTATCAAGGCTTACAAAGAGGTTATTGAGGGTGCAGGATATGACTTCGGTGTATATACTGGCTTATCATTCTATGGTAGCTACATCAAACCTTATACAAACCCTAGCGACTTAGATTGTCCGTTCTGGATAGCACGTTATTACTTAGGCTATGATGAAATGCAGTTAAATGATGATGTTAATGCAGATAAGACACCCAGTATCGACCATTATCTTGCGGGGTGGCAGTATACTTCTAGCGCAAGAATTGACGGTGTAGACGGAGTTTGCGACTTATCAGAATTTTATGGTTTCCACAATGATGAAGATAACGCAGAGGATAACAGCGAAGAGGATAACGCAGAGGATAGCACAGATGAACACGTATATGCTACATATGCCGCTTATACAGACCGCTGGTGGGGCGAAGTAGAGGACAGAGAAGATTGGGCTGGTGCAGGTGACAATAAAGCTATTACAGCACTTATTGTTAAGGTCAGCAGAGGTTCAGTTAAGTACAGAGTTCATACACTTAATGGCGATTGGCTTCCTTATGTTACTGGCTTTGATTATGATGATTTTGAGAATGGCTTTGCAGGTGACCAGTGTACACCAATAGACGCCGTAGAAATTATCTACTATACGCCAGAGGGCGAGCCTTGGAAGTATGCAAAGTATATGGTATCTGTATTCAACAACCGCAACTTCTATCCAGAACAGATAGATGACGAAACATCAAACGGAATGGACGGATATGCAGGCGTTATAGGTAATGCAATCGACAAGTTCCAGTTAGTTGTCGAATAGTGTCAGAATAACACGACCGAAAGTATTTGAAATATACTAACGATAAATGTATAATAAACTTGTCTTTGAGAAAAGACCCTTAAACATTTTCAAGTTCTGGCAGGCGATATTGTTTGATTGGCGTTGGCAATATCGCCGCTACACTTGACACGATAGAACGTGTGTTCTATAATAATCGTATCGCTATCAAACGTGCAAGGGCAAGAGAGGGGAGTGCAGGTTTATGAGTAATGAGGAATACAGGCAAAAGATAACAAAATTGATTAATAAAATAGAAGATAACTGGATATTAGAACAAATATTTAAGTTTATATGTAATATGACAAAAGAGAGGGTGTAAACCCTCTCTTTTTTACTTCTCGTCTAGCAATTTCTTTGCGATAGCTTCCAGACATTCCCAATCTTTAGGTTCAAGCCTTGCCAATGCACCAACAAGCTTCTTTTCAAAGCTGTCATCGTTTAATTCCATAACTTCATTAACAAAAGCACCAATCTCTTGTTCTCTTGTCCTTGATTTAAACATCTTTCCATTGCCGGTTCGCAGCCATTCTTCATTTACATTAAGAATAGAACATAAAACTTTAATTGATTGTTCTGAAAGATTTCTATTGCCATTTTCAACTAACGAAATGTAGTTTTTGGTAAGCCCTAGCTTTTCAGCAAATACATCTTGCGACATTTTTAATTCTTTTCGCAAGGCTTTTATTCGCTCGTTCACACTTCTCACCTCCTTGCATATATACAATAACATTAAAGTCACACAATGTCAAACTTTTTTGCTAAAATATGTTGACAGGTATTACTGTGTATGATATTATAATCACACAAAGTCAAATAGAAAGGAAGTGAGAACAAAGAATGAAAAAGTTAAGACTTTGTGACATAGCATTAATAACATCAATAATCGCTGTTGTTATTGCAATATTAAATATTTCACTTACGATAATTGACTTACTATTTTGATTATTAAATCAGACAAACTGATTATTATTGCAATAATTGAAATCACAAGTGAAATTTTTGAGTATTTACTAGAAGAAACAGCATTTTTATTAGCAGTATCTGCTAATGATTGAGCAGATTTAGCAGTATCTTGTGCTGATTGAGCCAATTTTTCTAAAACAGGAACAGTATTTTTTAAATATTCTGATTGACTTTCCATCAATTCATATGGAGATTTGCCTTTTTCATATTTAGGCATTTCTACATTCGGAATTACTGGTTTAACAAGCATATCATCTAAATTTGGATGATTTGGAACATATTGCATAGTAGTACTCCTTTGTTTTTTAACACATTATATCACAGAAAGGAAGTGAATTGAATGAGTGAAAAGGAAAAGGAAATCATCAAGAAGTTATCCGATACAATACCAAAACTTGATGACAACAAGAAAAATTACATTCTTGGTGTCGCCGAGGGAATGGCAATGGTAAGAGATAGTGAAAAGACAGAAAGAAAGGAGTAAGAATGAGTAAAATCAAAAAATGTGTAAGCATATTTTTGAATAAGCATTTTGTGAAATGGAAATTTTTACAGAGTACGTTTGTTATTCCATTTCAAAAAAATGGGAAGATGTATTTGCATATTTCACAAGTTTGTGAAAACGGAACAAGAGTTATAAAAAGAACTTTCCTCATTGAGCATTTGGTTGATGATAACTTGGCGGTTACGAACCAAACACTCGCAGAGGAAAAAAGAGTGTTTAAAAACCCTACATTATTTTAATCCATGTAGTATATCCACACTCATCACACTCTGGTAATGTTTCACCACGATGTTTTATAGAAACAATTCCGTTGTTGTTTTCATTACCACATTGCATACATATATATGTACCACAGTTTACAGTGTCGTATGTATTAAATGTTTCAGAGTAACGATTATCCATATTTTCACCTCTTTTCTCAATAGAATAAGAGGATTATAACACAGAAATGCAGAAAGGAGTTATATGAATAATTTACAGATTTTTAGCAATTCAGAGTTTGGAGAAATCCGAACCATTACTAAAGATGATGAACCTATGTTTTGCTTGGCTGATGTATGCAAAGCATTGGAACTTGAACAGGTAAGCAGAGTTAAGGCAAGGCTTAAAACAGATGGGGTTACTACAAGTAAGGTCACAGACAGATTAGGCAGAGAGCAGGAAGCCACATTTATTAATGAGAGTAACCTTTACAAGACAATCTTTCAGAGCCGTAAAGAAAGTGCGGAGAGATTTACAGATTGGGTTACAGGAGAGGTGCTTCCGTCAATCAGAAAGACGGGTAGTTATGGTATGCCAAAGACAACAGGCGGTCAGATACAGCTTTTAGCACAGGGCTATACAGAACTTGAACAGGCTGTTAACTCTATCAAAGAAGATATGACAGAGCTTAAGGATAACACACCTCTTTACGGCTGTGAGATTGATGAGGTCAAACAGCACGTTAATAGAAAAGGCATAATTGTACTTGGTGGCAAGGATAGCGAAGCTTATAAGAACGGCAGTATTCGCAGTTCAGTATATTCCGACATATATAAGCAGTTAAAGCGTGAGTTTGGCTGTGTGACAACATATAAGAGCATAAGAAGAAAGTACATTGATAATGTACACAAGTTTATAGATGATTATGCGTTGCCTATGGCACTTGCTGAACAGGTAAAAGAAGCTAATGCACAGATAGGTATGAGTTTTTAAGAAAGGAGTAAGAGTTGGAAAGGCAAAGATACACAATAACAGACAAAAACGGAAAAAGCGTAATTGCCGAGAAAGAAGCTTCTCGTTTTATAAGCATTGATGAATTTGCACAGCATATCGCTATGGATATTATCGACGATTACAGAGACATTAAGAGTGGCGATAAGCACCTTGAAGAAACTAACATTGAGCTATCAATCAAAGTACTTACCGCCATTTCCCCAGTAATCGAAGCATTTAGAAGTACTTCAGGTTACGGAATGGATTGTTAGTCGCTTCAGCTTTTGCTAATTGCAGTTCTTCAGCAGGCACTGAACTGATGATTTCTGAATAGTATTGGTCGTACAGTTTTCTAAAATCATCATATGAGCCATTATAACCACAAATTTTAGCGGTAGCATAAGCTGATATATATTTTTCAGCAGTCATATTTCACCTCTTTCCTATAAAAAGATAAGAGGATTATATCACAATTTTTAAAATAAGGAGAAGCTTATGGAAAAGGAAGTACAGGCAACACCACAGTATAGCATATCAGTAGAGGAACTGATAGCAGAAAGAAACAAGTTAGAAGTCTCTATTGCGGCATACAAGAAAGCTAAGAGAGACAGTAAGATAGCTGAATACTTATGGACGTTATCAGCAATATTATTTATTGTGTCAATGATATTTCAGCTTATTAATTAGAAAGGAGTTTTAGCAGATTGATATTTATTATTTCTGAAAAAGGCGAAAGAGAGCAGATTAATGAGGTGGAAAAACTTGAAATCCTGGCACACATTGGCAGAAGAACAAGTTACCTCTTAGGAAGAAATAAGAATTGTGAACTCTTAAGAAGAGTAGTTGTAAAAGATATTTTAGGGCAGTTAAAGCACGAATACGGGTGTGGTTTGAGTGAACTTAAAAAGAAGTACATAGCAGACACTCACGATTATATCGACTGCTACGAACTGCCTATGATAATGAAAGAGAGATATAAGCTATGATACAGGGGTTTATGTTGGGCGTTGTTGTCGGAATGATACTAGAAACTATATGTATTGTAGTTACAACATTAAAGATTAAAGCAAAAGAAAGGAAAGAACAATATGAAACAGGTAAACGAGAAAGTAATAACAGTACAGGATTGCATTGATATGTACGAGAAAAAGGATATGTATACAGTTATTGACGGCGGTAAAGTTGTTGGATTTGTAGAAAAGAGAGAGGAGAACTAAAGATGAAAGAGAGAAATAACAATATTACAGTTTTTGGGTTAGTTGCGGAAGAGCCAGTTTTCAATCACGAAGTTTTTGGAGAAAAATTCTTTAAGATGATGATTTCGATTGACAGGGTTAGCGGAGCAGTAGATACACTTCCTGTTCTTATATCTGAAAGAATTGTAGATATGAAAGAATTGAAAACAGGCACTTGCGTAATGATTACAGGAAGAATAAGAAGCTACAACGAGCATATAGGTGAAAAAAGCAAGTTAATATTAGCAATCTTTACTGAAAATATAGAGATATATGAAAACGAGGCAGAACCACCTTTTAATAATGATGTAGTTCTTAGAGGCTTTATTTGCAAAGAACCTATATACAGGCTAACACCACTTGGAAGAGAAATAGCAAATGTTATCATAGCTGTTAACAGAGCATATGGCAAGTCAGACTATATACCTTGCATAACTTGGGGCAGAACAGCTAAGTTTGTCGGTCACTTGCCAGTAGGAACGCATATAGAAATGACAGGCAGGTTTCAGTCAAGACCTTATGCAAAAAAGATAAGCGAAGATGAAATTGAAAACAGAGTAGCTTATGAGGTATCAGTAGGCAGAGTTGAGATTATAGAGGAAAAGGAGAATGCTGATGAATAGTAATATTACAGTTTCGGAATTAGCAGCTATGGCAGCAGACAATGAAAAGCGTTGTCAAGTATGGCATCCAGTTCAAGGTGTTATATTTGACGGCACGTTTGATGAACTTGACAGACGGCATTATCTTGCAGACAAGGCGGTTGATAACTTCTCAATAGAAGATGATGTATTCATTATGAATATATAAATAAAGAAAGGATATGTTTATGGAAAGAGCAGTTTTAAAAAAGGTAGTACTTGAAAACTTTATGTGTTATGCACACGCAGAATTTGACTTCTATGCCATTACAAAAATTGTGGCTAAGAATGGCAAGGGCAAGTCGACTATTGCAACGGCTTATCTGTGGTGCTTGTTTAACTGCGATTATGAATTAAAGGATAATCCAGTAGTTAGACGAGAAGTTGACGGAAAATCAGTTGATGATATGGACACAAGTGTTGAACTTACACTTGATGTTGACGGAAAAGAAATCACTATGAAGAAAGTTCAGAAGCGTACTTATAAAGAAGCTGTAAAAGATGGAAAAATTGTAACAACTGTCAGTGATAATAACTCTTATTACATCAACAGCGTTCCTAAGACTTTAACAGCATTTAATGAGTATCTGGGCATTAATATGAAGATGTTCAAGGCTTGCAGTAATATCAATGCTTTTCTTAGTAGAAAGCCAGATGAAATGAGAGAATATCTTTTCAGTTTAATTGAAAGTGTTACGGACTTAGATATGGCAAGGTCAAGAAAAGAGTTGGCAGAATTAGTACCAATGCTTGAAAAATACACTGTCGAAGAAATCCGCTCAATGAATAAATTGATTTCGTCTAATGTTGACAAGCAATCGCCTGTTATTGACGGACAGATTAAGGAAAAGGAAAGAGATATTCAGATTAAATCTGATATTGATGTATCTGACCTTGAATTGCTTAGAAATAGCCTTAAAGAACAGATTACTGATTGCATTGCAAAGCAGACTGACAATGACAAGCTGATAGATGAATATGACAAGGCTAGTGCAGATGTTCTTGATTTGAAGTTCAAGCAGGGAGATTTATCACGCAAGGCTAACGAGGAGAATATCAAGGTTAGAAGAGAGATTGAGGACAAGATTGCTGATAAGAAGTTTCTTGTTAAGCAGACAAAAAAGACTGTTGCCGATACCGAAAGATGTATTGTTAGTTCGGAAAAGGCTATTGAGTGCATTAAGGCTTCCTTGCAGACAGAGCGTGATAAGTGGAAAGAAGAAAACGAGCGCAAGTTTGACGATTCGAGCCTTATCTGTCCTTATTGCGGTAATGAATATAAGGAAGATAAGAAAGAACAGTTAAAGGCTGATTTTGCAAAACATAAGGCTGATAACTTAAAGACAATTACTGATAATGGCAATATGTACAAGGAAAGGCTTGATAAGGAAAAAGCTAAGCTTGAAAGTCTTAAAGCAGAGTTGCCACAGCACAAAGAAAGCCTTGAAATGCTGAATACAGCCATTGCAGACCTTGAAAAGCAGTTATCCGAACTTCCACAGGAAATTGATGTGACAGTAACAGAAGAGTACAAGGCACTTGAACAGCAGATTGCCGAAAAAGAAGAAGCTATGCACAAGGCTAATGACATATCGGCAGTTAAGGCTGAATTAAAGGCACAGGAAAGCGAACTTAGGCAGCAGCTATCAGAAGTTGAACAGAAGATTGCTGAAAGTAACACAGAGAGAGACGAACAGCGGCTTGAAGAATTAAAGCAGACAAGGATTGATAGCGAACAGAATAAGGCTAATGCCGAGAAAATTATTGATTTACTTGACGAATTAGACAAAACAAAGAACGAAACCTTGACAGAAGCAGTAAACAGCCATTTTGGGTTAGTTAAGTGGCAGTTGTTTACTTATACAAAGTCTGGTGGTTACAAGAGTTGTTGCATACCTACAGTTGACGGAAAGAGTATTTTAACAACTATGTCTAACAAGGGCAACAGGATTTTAGGCAGAGTTGATATTTGCAATTCTATTCAGAAGATTAGTGGTATATCAGTGCCTATTGTTTTAGATAATTCTGAAAGCCTTAGCACAGATAATCAGAAGAAAGTTGCCGAAATGGTAGATAGTCAGTTGATTATGCTGATTGTTAATGATAGTGAGAAATTAGAGATTGTGGAGGGATAAGCGCTATGAATGATAGATATGTTGTAGAGCGTGAGTTTGAACACCTTGGATACAAATGTGTTGTTATATTCGGCGCAATAGGGCATAGATGTGGATATGTTGGCGTTCCAAAGAATCATCCGCTATATGGCAAGAACTATTCAGACTATCTTGAAATTAAAAAGGAAGATTTGAAGAGTAGAGAGATAAGTGGTGTTTTTCCTTTGCTGGGCACTTGCTTTGATAAGGACGAAAGAATCCGCATTGAAGCATATTTTCAGTGTCACGGTGGCATTACATATGCAGGCGGTGGAGAGCATTCAAGTTATCCAATCGAGAGTGATTTGTGGCGGTTCGGATTTGATTGCGGACATTACGGTGACGCAAGGGAACTTAAACTTGCTTATGAGAAATTTCCCAATTATAGAAGCAACCTTGCTATACAGATTGAGTGTGAGGACAGATTCCGTATTGAAGGATTGATAATCCGTACAGAAGAATATGTAGCAGAAGAGTGCAAGAAGTTAGCGGAACAGTTAAAAGAGTTTGAAGAAAGTGAGGATTAATTATGGCAGAGAATACAGCAGTTGTGGAAAAGAAAGAAGCTGAAAGCAGAGAACTTGTAGCAAAGGACTTTACAGAGGGAATGGTTGTAAAAATCAAGCAGAAAGAAAAATTTGGCTTGACATTCCCAAAGGATTATAATTACACAAACGAATTTATGTCAGCAATGCTGATTTTACAGGACACAGTAGATATGAATAAGAAGCCTGTATTACAGAGTTGCACTAGGGCAAGTATTGAGAATGCACTTGTTGAAATGGTTACGAACGGACTTTCAATGCAGAAGAAACAGTGCTACCCGGTTGCTTATGGTGGCAAGCTACAGTGTCAGAAGTCAGTGTATGGAAATACTTGTATAGCAAGGAGATTTGGACTTAAAGACATTAATGCAGCGGTCATTTACAAGGGAGATGTGTTCAAGTATCACAAAGAGGACGCAAAGACAATTATTGATTGCCACGAACAGAGTTTTGAGAACATTGACAATGATAAGATTGTTGGTGCTTATGCGGTAGCTGTTATGGATGGCGGAGAGAAAATATCAGAAGTTATGACCATTGCACAGATTAAGCAGGCTTGGAAGCAGGGATATGGGTACAAGGAGAATGGGAACGGCGCTCATCAGAAATTTGCTGACCAGATGGCTATGAAAACCGTCAAAAATAGATTACTTAAATATATCAATAATTCCCATAGTGGCAATGAAAATGAGGATTACGAGGAAATCAGCCACGATGAAATGCTTGAACAGGATGTAGCTTACGATATTGAACAAAACGCAAACGCAGTAGATTTTGACGAAAGCGACATTATCGACAGCACAGCCACAGAAGCAACCGAAGAACAGGCAGAAGATAGCACATTACCGCCATTTATGCAGGCAGAATAGGGGGAGATTGAGTATGAGAGTAATTTCACAGGACGGAACAACGGATGTTCCATATGAAAATTTTGTTTTTTCAATATTAAATAGTGGTGGCGGGAATTTTGGAATTGTTGCAGTTAAAAATGTCGCAGAGCCACCGAAAGTGTTTCTGAACAGTCTTATAGCAACCTATTCCACCAAAGAAAAGGCAATTAAGGCTATGGAAATTCTGAGAGAGCAATATTCGAGAATTGAAATTATAAAAGCTCTTGCAAGTGGCACATGCAAGCATATGGAAGAATCATTAAAGCCGGAAGAGTTCAAAGACATCCTTAAAAAATACATCAATATGGAAGTTTTTCAGTTCCCACAGGATGATGAAATCGAGGTATAAGTATGTCAGTTGAAGAAATCCGTAAATGTGATAGATGTGGAAAGCCTTTTGAGTACAGTTTGTCTAAATGGGCTGGATATTTTAAATATGGTATCAAAAAAGAAAATCGACTGTGCTTTCATTCAATGTTTTATGGCAATCCGGATGGCTATTCATATGTAGATTATAGATACGACCTTTGTGCTGATTGTACAGAAAAACTATTATTGTTTTTGCGAAGTAGTGAGTAAAGGAGAAGATGTAAATGTACTTAAAATGTTTAGGCTCATCGTCAGCCGGAAATTGCTATCTGCTAACTTCCAGCAGTGGAGAAACACTTATCCTTGATTGCGGAATACCGATTAAGGAGATTAAAAAAGGCTTAGATTGGAACATTAAAGATGTTGTGGGTACGATATGTACCCACCACCACCAAGACCATTCGTTATCAGTTTATCCTTTAAGAAGAATGGGAATACCTGTATTCGCACCATACATAAGCAAAAAACCTATGAAAATTGGTAATGGAGATTTTAGAGTACAGGCATTTGATTTAACAACAATAGACGGAAATTGGACGCATACCAATGCAGACGGAACGCTTTGTCCGATATACGGCTTCCTGATAACTCACAAGGAAATGGGGAGAATGCTTTACATTACTGACACAGAGTTAATTAAGTGGAGGTTTAGAGGCATAAACCACATTCTCTTAGGTGTGAATTATGACAAGGATTTAATCGACAGGGATAACACAGGCAAAACTAATCACGTATTCAGAGGTCACTTAAGCATTGACACGGCTTGTGATTTTGTTAAGGCAAATTATTCAGACAGCTTGCAGAACGTCATAATGTGTCATTTATCGGCAGAAAATTCTGATAGAGATAGTTTTATCGAGAAGATGAAAAAAGTTGCTTATGGGGCAAATGTAGATGTTGCAGAGCGTAACAAGGAATGGATTTTAAGGAAAGGAGATGAATGCCCGTTTTGATTAGTTGGGATATAGTTACAAAGTTAATGAATTGTTTCCCCAATAGCGTTATAAACCACAACGCAGAGTTTATAGCACATATTAGAAGCAATACATATTTCGGATTAAAAGATTGTGAAAATGAAACAGATGTAAAGTGTAAAGTTTTGGAATGGCTATCAAGACCCGCATACAAGACGGAACCATATAACAGTAAACAGAGCAATGATGAATTTCACAGATTTATACTTGGCGGTGTAAATCAGTTTTTGGAAACCGATTTTACCGAGAAAGATATGGAGCAGATTTATACATATCTTGGAAACAGGTGCAACCATGCCAAAACATTGAAGTTTATTGAAAGTGGGTATGATATGTCGGTCTTGAAAGATTAAAAATCTAATGAGTGTCCTTTTTAGAAAGAAGATTATATGTCAAGAGTTTCTTTTGGGCAGATTGGAGGTGCGAATGAGAAACTTTTATAGCGGTATCAGTAATGATAAAACACAATTTTTGATAAATATGAATTGGTATAAGGATAATGATGTAGAGGCTTGTTTTAGACTTAGCAAAAATTTTCATGGATTGCCTAAAAAATGCCGTATTGAAAAAAATGATTTTGAATTAGTATATTTAAAATTTGAATGGATTGGTAATACATATTACCCACAAGAAAGCGATAAAAGCGAAGGACAGCCAATTAGGGTATATAAAATCAAGATGTAAATAATAAATATATAATTCTGAAAAGGAAAAATATCCTAATACAGAACAGAAATACAGATTCGAAAGGCTTAGTGATGTTTTGGTGCGAGAAAGAAAATAGGTGGTGCTCGGTTTGGAGTTGCGACAGAAAGAAATGCGAATTTGACGAATTTTTAGCACTTGCAGTAGACAATGTGGAAGCAGAAGAAAGTGAGGAAAAATAATGAACAGAGTAATTTTATGTGGGAGGCTGACTAGAGAGCCAGAGATTAGATATTCACAGACAGTAAACGGAAGTATGGCAGTAGCAAAATACACATTAGCCGTTGACAGAACTTTTAAGAAAGAGGGTGAACAGGCAGCAGACTTTATTAACTGTATCGCATTTGGCAAGAATGGAGAGTTTGCGGAGAAGTATTTGCACCAAGGAACTAAGATAATTGTTGAGGGCAGATGGCAGACAGGCAATTACACTAACAAGGACGGACAGAAAGTCTACACTAATGATTGCGTTGTTGAAAAACACGAATTTTGCGAAAGTCGTGCTAATCAGCAGAATAATAACAGTAACGGAATTATGGGCGGTAATGCTAGTCCAGACAGTTTTATGTCAATTCCAGACAATGTAGCTGACGAGGGATTACCATTTAATTAAAGAGGTGTGAGCATGACAGAGAATGAAGCAATTAAAGAGTTTCAACAGAATATTGATATGCCATTTGGAAGTAACATATCAAGAGAAGCGTCTGAACTTGCAATACAGGCACTTGAAGAAGTACAACAGTACCAGAAAATTGGCACACCGGAAGAATTGCAGGACATGAAAAACAATTATTTTGAAGCATTAAGTGATTGGCGTCAATATCATAAGATTGGAACTTTGGAAGAATGCCGGACGGCGATAGAAAAGCAAATACCGAAGAAACCAGATTTTACAGAAGATAAAGAATTTGCTTTATGTCCTTGTTGCAATGGGAAAGGTTTATTTGATAAGCAGAAATATTGTGATAATTGTGGTCAGAAAATAGATTGGTCAGAAGAAAGTGAGGAATAATATGGAAGAGAGCGAAGCAATTAAGGAACTACATGGAATAAGACCGAGAGGCGGTATTATTCCGCAAAAGAGAGCCGAGGCTTTAGATGTGGCAATACAGGCACTTGAAAAACAGATACCCAAGAAACCTATCATGAAGCAGTATTTTGAAGATTTGGAAGAGGAGTACTTGTGCTGTCCAACATGTGGAGAAATTTTAACAGACAGAATACCGGCTGATAATAAGACTTTCTACTTTCATTGCATGAATTGCGGTCAAAAATTAGATTGGAGTGATGAAGGATGAGATTGATTGATGCAGATAACATTATAAATATATTGAAAGACAGGGCAGAAAACGAAGCAATTTGCGGATATCTGACAGCCTATGATGTTACTAATAGCATTATAGATGAAATTGATGAGCAGCCAACAGCCTATGATGTAGATAAGGTTGTGGAGCAACTGGAAGAGGAGAGAAAGTTATCATATGCAGATTTTAACAGGTATGTTAAAGAGGTAAGTCCTTGCCTTGATGCAGAATATGATGATAGTTTTCAAAGAGGCTTAGAAAGGACAATTAAGATAATAAAGGCAGGTGGAATTAATGGATAGAGATTGCGATAAATGTATACATCATACTACAGGAGCTTGCAGTACTTTTAACTGTGAGTTTGTAACAGCTGATGATGTAAGAAATAAGGCTATTGACGATTTTGCAAAGGCTGTTGAAGATGCAGGGTTTATCTTTGTTGATGATATGTTTAAGCTAGAAGAGCTTGCAGAACAGCTAAAGGCGGGTGATAACAGTTGAATTATCAGAACATAGCAAGAGCCAAGGCAATAGAACAGGAAAATAAAAAGCGACTGTTGAAGCTGAATCCAAAACTGAATGATAAAAGTGGGATATACTTCTTACTCCGAGAAGATGAAAACGGATTTAAGTACGCGTATATCGGGCAGGCGGTACATACACTTAGTAGATTGGCAAGCCACCTTGTAGGCTACGAACAGCACATAGACCTTAGTTTGAAACGCCACAAGCTGTATGACAAAGAGAAAAACCCTTATGGTTGGCGAGTTGAATTTCTGAATTTCCCCGAAAGTCAGCTTGACGAAAAAGAGAAGTATTACATCAAGTTATATGCCGATAAAGGTTATCAGCTTAGAAATGTCAGTTTAGGCGGTCAAGGAGAAAATCGTGCTAGTGGTTTAATAGGCGAGAGAAAAGCACCTAAAGGCTATATGCAAGGCATACAGCAAGGCAAAAAGGTGTTAGCGAGGGAATTATCGTCTATCGCAGAAAAACATCTTAAAATCGAATTGAGAGCGGATAAGGCTAATAATAAGGTATCACAGAAGCAGTATGAGAAGTTTATGGATATATTGAAAGAAGGTAGGAACGAATGAGCGAAATTAAAGGCTATACAGTAGAAGAAATCGCACGAGATACAAAGGAAAAACTTATTAGTGATTATGAATTTTGCAAGTGTGATTTAGCTGAAATTAGACGGCATGAAAAAGAAATTGCAGATATAAGACTTGAGTACAATTCAAAGATAGTAAAGTACAGGATGGAAAGCGCAAAAAGAGTTCTTGACTTCGTAAGAAGTGAGTATAGGGCAGGTAGAATTTGCGACCTTGAAATACTATTGTGTCATTGCCAAAACAAGCTGAATGGAAATATTGATGGAACGGAATTAGACCTTGATGAGCATTTAAGAGGAGTTCCTTTTGAGAAAGTGGGTGATTCAGAATGAAGATTTTAAGTAATAAAGAATATTATCGTCTTGTGAACAAGATAGATATTCTTACTAGAGATAATGACTGTATGAATAGAAAACTTGATGAAATGAAAGAAAATAAACCTAATGATTGTAAAAGCAATGAGGGAAGTGACTTTTGCAGTATTTGCAAATTTGGCTATTTGAGAACAAGAAATCCGTTTGGGGCAGATTTTTATGCTTGCAGTAAAACAGTGTCTTGTGAAGATTTTAAGAGAAAAGAAGACAACTAACTAAAAATCAAAGAAAGGAATAGGTTGTCGCGACATAAAACCGAGGTTTCCTTTTGGTGGATTTAAAATGTATAAAAAGAAGATTAAATGCGAGATATATCGTGATTCAATGCAGAATTACAAGAAATACGCAATACCGCCAGCACAGCTTATTATTGCTGATGTTCCTTACAATGTAGGAACTAACTTCTATGGCAGTAACCCTATGTGGTACAACGGTGGTGATAACAAGAATGGCGAGAGCAAACTTGCGAAAAAGGCGGCTTTCAATTCAGATTTTAACTTTAATCTGTATGAATACTTCCATTTTTGCTCAAAGATGTTGAAAAAAGAGGACACAAAGCCTATCGCAAGGGGCAGAAGCAGTAATAGCCCTTGTATGATTGTATTTTGTTCATTTGAACAGTTATCAACATTGATTGCCGCCGCAAAGAAACACGGATTTGTTAATTACATACCGCTTGTATTCTGTAAAAATTACAGTCCACAGGTACTTAAAGCTAATATGCGTATCGTTGGTGCTACGGAATATGCACTTGTGTTGTACAGAAATAAGTTACCGAAATTCAGAAACGGCTTGCAGATTGATGAAAACGGAAAGAATATCAGAGGTACAGGACATATGATTTTTAATTGGTTCAACTGGGAGAAAGACGGAAAAGATATACCGAAAATTCATCCAGCACAAAAGCCCGTAGCAGTCCTTAAAAAGCTGATTGAGATTTTTACAGACGAGGGAGATGTAGTTATTGACCCTTGTTGCGGCAGTGGCAGCACGCTAAGAGCCGCCGCAGAGCTTGGCAGAAGTGCATACGGATTCGAGATTGACAGAAACTTTTACGAGCGTGCCAAGAATGAAATGATTGTATTTGAAAAGGACGAGCAAATGGATATAAGTGATTTTATAGGAGATACAGTATGATAGTACATTGTTTATTTGAACAGTCAGGCACATTCAAGAATGCTTTCAAAAAGTATGGAATTGAAGCCTATGACTATGATATTCAGAATGAATTTGACGAAACCGACTATGTTACTGACCTTTTTAAAGAGATAGAGGGGGGGTATCAAGGTAAGCCAAGTTTGTTTGATAAGATAGGCCCTGATGATTTGATATTTGCGTTTTTTCCTTGCACTTATTTTTCAGACCAAAGCCCTAGGCATTTATGCTGCACAGCTTATCAATATAAGAATTACACTATTGAGCAAAAATGTGAGGTGTCAATGAAAAGACATAGGCAGTTAAGTTTGTTCTATGAGATACTTAACAAATTTGTTATTGTCTGTCAAAGAAAACATCTAAGGCTGATTATAGAAAATCCATTAAGCACTAGCGGAATGCATTATTTAACACATTTTTGGTGCTTAAAGCCCAATGTCATCGACAAAGACAGGACATTGAACGGAGATTACTATAAAAAGCCTACGCAATATTGGTTCATTGGTTTACAACCTAAGAATAATCTTATTTTTGAACCATTAGAGGTAGTTGAGGTTATGAAACAAAGATATGTTACAAGCGATAATCCATTGGGAGTAGACAGAAAAACAGCAAGGTCAATGATACACCCACAGTACGCAGATAGATTTATTAGGCAATATATTCTTGATGAGGAAATATGGAGAGGTAAATAATGAAAGACGAAACAAAGCAGGAAATACAGATTTTACTTGACCTACTCAAAGGCAGCCTTACAAGAAATGGTGTAAGTATGGCAACGGACAGAGAAGGTAACTTGATGTTCTTTGACACATCTGTCTATGTTAGAAGTAAAGGCAAGGAATTTGACGGATTCAGAGTTAATATTAACGATTTAGTGAAGTAATAATGTGGCAGAACTTGAAGAGGTAATTATGGCAGGCAATTTTATTAAAATTGACAGAAAAATTTTAAAGTGGGAATGGTGGAGCGATATTAATACATTCAGACTTTTTATGTATATGTTGATAAGTGCCTATTGGAAAGACGGAAATTACAAAGGTAAGATAATTGAAAGAGGGTCTTTCCCCTCTTCAATATCTGAATTATCAAAAGAAACTAATTTGTCTGTAATGGAAATTCGTACCTCGCTAAAACACTTACAATTAACAGGCGAAATAACAAGCAAAGCAACAAACAAATTCACGATATTTACTGTGGTTAACTACAATTTGTATCAAACGGATAACAAGCAAGATAACAAACAAATAACAAGTAACTTAACAAACAATCAACAAACAGATAACATTCTATTAACAAACTCTATATTAAAAGAAAGTAAGAATGAAAGAACAGAAGAAATTAAAGAAGATAAGAATGCAGAAAAAGATATTACTAACGTAATATCCAAAAAGAAAAGTTATTATCCAGATGATGAATTACTTGATGAAGCATTTAACGAGTATGTGACAATGCGCAAGAGAATTAAAAAACCTATATGCACTGACAAGGCATTGCATAGGGCTATGAATACCCTTGAAAAGCTATCAGGCGGAGATAATGACTTAGCCATTAAAATTCTTAATCAGTCAGTAGACCATTGCTGGCAAGGCTTGTTCGAGTTGAAAGAAGATAATTCTAATAAACAAGGCAATCAGAATTTCAATAAGGGTGCTATTGATTGGGATAATGTGTAAAGGAGAAAAATTATGTATTCAGATACAATTTACGAAATCACAGTTAATGATAGTGAAAGAGCAGTTATTGAAGATATATTAAATATATTAGATAATTGCCCTATTGATTTGGGTAATTGTGATTATGTGGATATTTTTAGAAGCATAGTAAATAAAAGCTCAAATGTAGACGCAGATGGTATCAAAATTTTATATGAATCAGGAGGTAGCAACGCTTGACAAGAGAAGAAACAGTTAAAATCATTCGCATTATGTGTGATTGCTACCCTAACTACAAGCCTAACAACTTATCCGAAACAGTAGATGTGTGGAATATGATGTTGGAAAATTACAGTTATGAACAAGTATCAGTCGCACTTAAAGCATACATCAACTCTAATACAAGCGGATTTGCTCCAAGCATAGGACAGCTGATAGGTAAAATACAGACTATATCACAGCCACAGGAACTTGACGAAATGGCAGCTTGGGGGTTGGTTAGTAAGGCGTTACGGAATGGCACATATGGGGCAGTTGAAGAATTTAACAAGCTACCACCATTAGTCAGACAAGCGGTTGGCATGCCAGACAACCTTAAAAACTGGGCGACATCAGATTATCAGACGATAGAAACAGTAATACAATCGAATTTCTTAAGAACTTACGAAACAGTTGTTAAGCGTGCGAATGAAATAAATCGTATGCCGGACAATATTAAATCACTTATCGAAAAGACGAATGCAAATTCGTATAAGGCTCAAATCGAGCAAAAATTCCAAAGAGATATAAATACATTACAAATTAAAGGAAATGCCCTTATTGGTCAAAATACAAACGCAGAAGAGTATATTGAAGCACCTAAAGAAGTACAAGATAGAATTGACAGAATGAGAGGTTGATTTTTAGTGGAAACAACGCCAATTAGTCCACAGAAGAAATTATATAATTATCGCCGAGATAATGGATTGTGTCCTAAATGTGGCAAGCCACTTGATAGAAAAGGCTTTTATTGCGAAGAATGTAAAGAAAAGCATACAGCTTATCAAAGAGAAACTAGAGAATTATGTAGATGGCTTAGGATATGTCCGGAATGCCGTAAAAATAAGCTTGCAGGCGAAGAAAAGATATGCCTGGAATGTTTAGCTAAGAAAGCAGAATACAGAGCCAGTCACCCAATAAGTGATGATAAGCGAAGACAAAACAACGAAGCGTTTAAACGGTATTCAAGAAACTTATACGCTGAACGCAAGAAAACCGGCACATGTGTTAGATGTGGAAAGGCTAAAGCTGTTAAGGGTAAAGCGAAGTGTTTTGCATGTCAGAGCAAAGATAATGCTATCCACAGAAAAAGAATTGAAAATAGGCAGAATATAAAAGAATATCGCAAAGAAAATTACTTGTGCTATCGTTGTGGAGAACCTATTGACAGACCGCAAGGACAGTTGTGTCAGAAATGCTGGCAGACAGACTATGAAAGGGGTAAAAGCCTTAAGAATGATAATAGCAAGCATTTATGGCGGTATGATAATCAATTTTTAAGAAAGCGGTGAACGAATGGAAGAAGAGAAAGATGAAATTATGCAAAGAATACAAGAATTAGAGTACTCAATGCATATCCACACTATAATTCTGAAAGAAATGCAAAAAGTTTTAGAAGAAAATGCTCAAAACCAAGTTTCAGTACAAAAAATAATAAAGAAAATTGTCAAAATACTTGATAAATAAGGAGTATGTATGAGTAAGTCAGAACAGAAAAAGTTTAAGGAACAAATGTTACGTGTTCAGATGAATAGAATTAGCAATGAACAGCAGAAGAAAAATTTTGAATCGGCATTAATATTAATTTTATGGGTGCTACACGATAAGTTTGGTTTCGGACAGCAGAGATTAACAAAAGTACAAAAAGAGCTTAAAGTACTTATAGATAACTACAATGACGGATTATTCACAGCAGAGGAGCTTGTTAATCAGTTATACGAAGAAACAGGAATAGAACATATTAAGTTTAAATAAGGAGATTGGCTTATGAAGTTTTCAGAACTGACTAAGCCGGAACTTGATGAGATAATTAAAAATGCCAATTTTACAGAAGAAGAATTGAGAATATTCAAGTTACTATCACAAGGCAGAAGCATTACAGAAATTGCTATGCGGCTGTCCGTGTGTGATAGAACAGTCAATCGCAAGATAAACAAAATTAAAAAGAAAATAAGTAAGTTGGAGGTTATAAATGATTAGGGTTACTCAAAATGGCGAAGACGTAAAAACAGAAAACATAACTCTTTCAGACAGCTTACTAAAGATAATTGCAGAGATAATTGACAACAAGTAAATATGTGTTACAATGTGCCGTAGAACGTGATAAATGCGGCACATTTATTTATATTATAAGGAGATAAAATATATGGAATGTGTTGCTTATATGAGAGTATCTACTGAAAAACAGGCTGTTGAGGGCAATGGACTTGATAGCCAAAAAAGAGACATTGAAAATTATTGTAGGAAAAATGAGCTTGTAATAACAGATTGGTATATTGACGATGGTTACACAGGTACAAATATGGATAGACCGGAACTTCAAAGACTTGTGAATGATTGTAGCCGCAAAAGAGTAAGTTGTGTTGTTGCTTTTAAGCTTGACCGATTATCAAGAAATATGATTGACGGAATATATCTAATTGAAAAAGTATTTCAAAAATATAATGTTGTGTTTAAATGTGTACACGATAGTGTGAATTATGACAGTCCGATGGAGCAGGCATACACACAGATGATGGCTGTTTTTGCGCAGCTTGATAAAAATACTATGATGTTGCGTATGCGTGGCGGTATGCTTGAAAGAATTAAGCAGGGTTACTGGATGGGTGGTGGCAATTTGCCGTATTGTTATTCCTACAGTAAGGAGCAAGGCATATTAATACCTATCCCGGAACGTGCAGAACAGGCAAGAAAAGGTCTTGAATTGTTCATATCTGGCTATTCAGATGCGAAAATTAAAGGAATTTGTGGCTTTAAGTCTGAACTTGTTACTAGAAGCATTTTGACCGGCGTTGTAAATATCGGAATGATACCTTACAAAGGCAAAATATATCAAGGAAAACACGAACCTGTTTTTGATAAAGATAGGTTTAATCTTGGATTAGAACTAAGAAAGTCAAGGTGTTCAGCAAAAACTTACTGCATAACCGAACCTAATTTACTGACCGGATTATGTTATTGTGGCATTTGCGGCTGCAAAATGCGTTATCAAAAATGGGGTAGTGAAAAGCACAAGATTTATTGCTGTTCAAGAAATAAATCACTTTCATATCTGCCCAATTATAATGCAAGCTGTAATAATTCACTTGAATGGGCGGACGAGATAGAAAAGCAAGTAGAAGAAGAAATCCTTAAAATATCACTTGATTTATCATCTTACAAGCCAAAAGAAAAGGCGACAAAACTTGAAATTATGCAATCACAGCTTGAAAAAGAGCAGATTAAACTAAAAAGATTATACAATCTGTATGCTGACGGAAACGATACTGTCTTAGAAATGATTAAAGAACTGGAAGCACAGATTAAAGAAATGAAATTAAACATTACTGCTGAAAGCAAAAACGCAATCAATACGCAGAAAAAGGAATTTGTTTATGAGAACATAAAAAAACTTGCCGACATTTGGGATAAGGTCGACAAGAAACAAAAGAACTTGATACTAAAGACTATAATTGACAAGATAGTAATTGTCAATGGAAATATTGAAATACAGCTTAAGAATTTTTAGCACAAACTTAATGCAGTTCCTATAGCATATAGGAAGTGCTAATGCCGCATTTATCGCGTTTTACAATTATATAATTTCAGCATTGTCGCTTATATGTCGCACATATGTCTATTATGTGTCGCTATAAGTGATTTTTTTTATGCAAAAATATAATCAGAAAGAGAGGTAATGTGTATGTTTTCTGATGAAGTTAGAGAAAAAATCTTAAGCAAAGAAGAATTACAAAAACTTGACTTAGTGACATTATCTCTTGTTATCCACGCAATCGAGGAAGTTTTAGAGGAGGCAGACAATGAACAATCCTTATCAGCAACCGATTATGAGTAATTATGTACCTCAATATGCAGCATATCAATATAATCCTATGGCAAATATACAGAGATTTCAGCCGCAGGAACAGATACAACCACAAATCCAACAACCTATGCCACAGCAGATAGCAGGCATTAACGGAAGAATTGTACAGGCGGTCGAAAATATTAATGCAAATGAAGTACCTATGGATGGCTCAATGGCATTTTTCCCTAAGCAGGATATGTCGGAAATTTATGTTAAGGGTTGGAATGCTGACGGAACAATTAAGACGGTTGTGTATAAGCCTTATACAGCCCCTAAAGATAATCAGACAGTAAATTCTATGGCTAATACAGAAAACGCTAAATTTACCCTATCAGACGAAAGCACACAGCTATTTCTGAATAAGTTTGAGGAATTATCGGAGAAAATAGGGCAGTTGGAAAATAGATTTGATAAATCTTTAGGAACACAGAGAAAAACATCAAGAACTCAAAGTAAGGGCGGTGATGAAGAATGAATCAGCAGTTAATTCAAACTATAAATCAACTTAAGTCAATTCGGAATCCACAGCAAATGGCAATGAATTGTTTACAACAGTCGGCACAGCGTGGAAATCCTATGGCAAAAAACTTGCTTAATCAGATAAACAGTGGAAACACGCAAGGCGCAGAGCAAATTTTAAGTAATTTTATGAATACACAAGGAATAAACCTTAATGATATTAAGGGTATGATGAATTAGGACATTTTGGGTTGTGCGCACATAATGACCGGTTATCCCATTTGTTAATAAAATAAATGGAGGTAAACAAGATGTTTAATTCAAACGGAGTTAGTCTCGCAGATATTGCCGCAGTAACAGGCAATAATCGTAATAACGATGGTATGTGGGGCGATGGTGCATGGTGGATTGTAATTCTCTTAATCTTTGGCTGGGGCAATAACGGCTGGGGCGGTTTCGGTGGAAATGGCAACGGCGCAGGCTACACTGATTCAGCTATACAAAGAGGTTTTGACAATCAGGCAGTTATCAGCAAGTTAGATGGCATTTCTAACGGACTTTGTGACGGCTTCTATGCTATGAACAATAGTATGCTCACAGGTTTCAATGGTATTAACACAAATATCATGCAGACCGGATTCGGTATCCAGCAAGCTATTAACGCTGATACAGTCGCTAATATGCAGAATACAAACGCATTACAGGCACAGCTTGCTAACTGTTGCTGTGAGACAAGAGAAGCTATTCAAGGCGTAAACTACAACATGGCAACTAACACTTGTGCTTTACAGAACACAATGTGCAACAACACAAGAGATATTATCGACAGCCAGCAGGCAGGAACGAGAGCTATCCTTGATTTCTTAACAAATGATAAGATAGCAACACTTACAGCAGAGAACAACGATTTACGCAGAGCCGCATCACAGGATAGACAGAACGCACTTCTTACAACTCAGATGGCAGCTCAGACACAGCAGATTATCAACTCTGTAAATCCTACGGCTATTCCAGCTTATGTTGTGCCTAATCCTAATGCTTATGCTTATGGATGTGGTTGCAATACAGGATGCGGCTGCTAAAACTGAATAATTGAGTATCTTAATTGAGTTTAACTCGATTATGTCTGCTAAGCAGTATTACTTATAATCAAAGGGCAGACTATAATGTTTGCCCTTATTTTTTTGAAAGAGAGGTAAAGATAATGGAAATAACAGGAATTGCATTACAAACAGTTGCCGCCGGAGAAGATGTTGCATTTACAGAAACACCGGTATGCGGTAGCAAATGTATAGTACACAGACAGGGAAGCGGAATTATCAAGCTAAGAGGTATCACAAATCAGTGCAAGGCTAGATTTTTGGTATCGTATTCCGGCAACATTCAGATTCCGACAGG